TAGCTGTAGCATATTATAGTACTAAAGTTGCTTACTCTACTGATGGTATTACATGGACTGAAAGTACATTACCTAGTAGTGCTCAGTGGTTTTCTGTGTGTTATGGTGATGGTAAATATGTGGCTGTAGCATATAGTAATAATAAATCAGCTTATGTATATTTAAGTAGTTTCTTATTATATACAGATAAAAAATATGCTGATAAATCATTAGGAAACACTAATGAAGCTGGTTTAACTAAACTTTATACTAGTATTGGTACTAATACTGATGGTGCTATGACTCAGAATGCTATTAATACCTTAAATACAAATATTAATAATAAAATAAACACTAAAGCTAATACTGATTTATCTAATACAAATCCTATTGAATATAATTGGACTGCTATTACATTGCCTAGTAGTGCTACTTGGATTTCCGTGTGCTATGGTGATGGTAAATTTGTAGCTATAGCAAATGATAGTGATATAGTTGTTTACTCTAGCTGATGGTAGTAATAAAGCTGCTTATTCTACTGATGGTATTACATGGAATGAAAGTACATTACCTAGTAGTGCTAATTGGCGTTCTGTATGTTATGGTAATGGTAAATATGTAGCTATAGCATATAATAGTGATATAGTTGTTTACTCTACTGATGGTATTAATTGGACTGTTAGTACATTACCTAGTTATGGTAGTTGGGCATCTATATGTTATGGTGATGGTAAGTTTGTGGCTGTAGGATATGATAGTAATATAGCTGCTTATTCTACTGATGGTATTACATGGATTGAAAGTACATTACCTAGTAGTGATATGTGGTATTCTGTGTGTTATGGTAATGAGAAATATGTAGCTGTAGCAAATAATAGTAATGGAGCGGCTTACTCTACGGATGGTATTACATGGATTGAAAGTACATTACCTAGTGATAATTTTTGGAATTCTGTGTGTTATGGTGATGGTAAGTTTGTAGCTGTATCATATAATAATAGTAATAGGGCTGCTTACTCTACTGATGGTATTAATTGGACTGTTAGTACATTACCTAATGGTAGTTGGGCATCTATATGTTATGGTGATGGCAAGTTTGTAGCTATATCATATTATAGTACTATATCTGCTTATTTCTCTAAAACCACTTTCTTTAATACCATGGATGATTATTATGTTCGTAAGACCATTTTACAGAAAACTCTCTCAGTTTCTGCTTGGTCTAATAAATCTATTACACTCACCATTCCGGAAGTAACAGATACTAATCTTTGCTTCACATCCCCGGCTAAAGCTAAGCAAGTTATTTATAATTCCGCGAATATCGTTGTTTCTGAAGGCGATGGTGAGCTTACGTTTACATGCTCTACTGTTCCTACGGAAGATATTCCTGTTAATATCATTATTCTTTAATTTTCATGTATTTTTAAGATATATGAGGGATTTCATTTTCCCTCATATATCTTTTTTATCATGTGTATTTATCTTTCTTTATTATATGATAAACTTATATATAATAAATTTTTTAAGGAGGATATAATTATTATGTATCTTATTTATTGCACTACTGATGGTAGTATTTTCCGTGAAGTTGATAATGTTCGTAGAAATGGTACTAGCTTAGAGGCTGGTATTAATGGAACTTATACACTGATTTATCCTGAGAATGTTCATGCTGAGTATATGGAAGTTACTAAGGAACAGGTTGAAGGCCTTGGTGATGACTATAGTAAGTATATGGTTAAGGATGGTCAGATTGTTGAGAATCCTGATTGGGTTCCTCATGTTGACGAGCATGAAATGATGGACGAGAACATCATTGAAGGCGAAGCTACTGTAATTGAATAAAAAAATATAAAAATAGAATGGATATACGAGGAGAAAAAATCCTCGTATATCCATTCTATTATTTATAAAAAATATAAATAAAATTTTGGAATATTGTATTTATAAAACAATATGGTAATACGAAATATATTGATATAGAAATAAATTACTCGTTTTTAAATGAAAGGAGTGTTAAAAATATATGTTAATTGGTATGCAAAATAAAGCTGATATAAATTTATTAAATACAAAGGTACCAGATGGTATTACATGGACTGAAAGTACATTACCTAGTAGTGCTTATTGGGAATCTGTATGTTATGGTGATGGTAAGTTTGTAACTGTAGCATATAGTAGTAGTGATAAAGCTGCTTACTCTACTGATGGTATTACATGGACTGCTAGTACATTACCTAGTAGAAATAGTTGGAATTCTGTATGTTATGGTGATGGTAAGTTTGTAACTGTATCAGCTAATAGTACTAAAGCTGCTTACTCTACTGATGGTATTACATGGACTGAAAGTACATTACCTAGTAGTGCTAATTGGAGATCTGTGTGTTATGGTGATGGTAAGTTTGTAGCTGTATCAGCTAATAGTACTATAGCTGCTTATTCTACTGATGGTATTACATGGACTGCAAGCACATTACCTAGTAGTGCTACTTGGTATTCTGTATGCTATGGTAATGGTAAATATGTAGCTATAGCATATGGTAGTACTAAAGTTGCTTACTCTACTGATGGTATTACATGGACTGAAAGTACATTACCTAGTAGTGCTAATTGGCAATCTGTGTGTTATGGTAATGATAAATATGTAGCTATATCAGCTAGTAATAGTACTAAAGCTGCTTATTCTACTGATGGTATTACATGGACTGCAAGCACATTACCTAGTAGTGCTAGTTGGTATTCTGTGTGTTATGGTGATGGTAAGTTTGTAGCTGTAGCTGGCTATAATAATAGTACTAAGGCTGCTTATTCTACTGATGGTATTACATGGACTGCAAGTACATTACCTAGTAGTGCTAGTTGGGGTTCTGTGTGTTATGGTGATGGTAAATTTGTAGCTTTAACAGATAATAATAATACTAAAGCTGCTTATTCTACTTCATTTAATAATATATTAGAATATAATGACTATATTTTTGCTAAAACAAATGATTTACCTAAACAAGCTACTTATAGTACTTTAGGTTTAACTAAACTTTACAGTAATATTGGTACTAATACCGATGGCACTATAACTCAGAAAATTATTACTGAAAAATTAAATACTAAAGCTGATACTGATTTACTCAATGTAAATCCTATTGAATATGTATGGACTGCTAGTACATTACCTAGTGATGCTGAATGGTATTCTGTGTGTTATGGTAATGGTAAATATGTAGCTGTAGCATATAATAGTAATAAAGCTGCTTATTCTACTGATGGTATTACATGGACTGAAACAACATTACCTAGTAATGATCGTTGGTATTCTGTGTGTTATGGTGATGGTAAGTTTGTAACTGTAGCACGTATTAGTAATAAAGCTGCTTATTCTACTGATGGTATTACATGGACTGCTAGTACATTACCTAGTAGTGCTCAGTGGTATTCTGTATGTTATGGTGATGGTAAGTTTGTAACTGTAGCAGATAATGGTACTAAAGCTGCTTACTCTACTGATGGTATTACATGGACTGCTAGTACTGGACTGCTAGTACATTACCTAGTAGTGCTTATTGGAGTTCTGTGTGTTATGGTGATGGTAAGTTTGTAGCTGTAGCAAATGGTAGTAATAAAGCTGCTTATTCTACTGATGGTATTACATGGATTGCTAGTACATTACCTAGTAATGGTAATTGGAGTTCTATGTGCTATGGTAATGGTAGATATGTAGCTATAGCATATAATAGTACTAAAGCTGCTTACTCATCTGATGGTATTACATGGACTGCAAGCACATTACTTAGTAGTGCTTATTGGCATTCCGTTTGTTATGGCAATGGTAAATTTGTAGCTGTAGCAAATGGTGGTGGTAAAGCTGCTTACTCTACTGATGGTATTACATGGATTGCTAGTACATTACCTAGTGATGATGAGTGGCAATTTGTGTGCTATGGTGATGGTAAATATGTAGCTGTAGGATTTTATGCACTTGAAATAGAGTATACTGATGGTGATGGTAACACATATTATAATTATGAATATAATAGTAAAGTTGCTTACTTCTCTAAATCAACCTTATTCAATATCATGGATAATTACTATTTACCTAAGGCTACTCTTGTTACACTCTCAGCTTCTTCCTGGGATTCTACGGCTAAAACTCAGTCAGTTACAGTCGCAGGTATTACTGCAGATGAATCTACACAGATGGTTATTCCTATGCCTACTGCAGCAAGTATGTCTGCATATAATGAAGCAGGAATTCTGTGTACAGGACAGGGTGCTAATACTTTAACATTTACTGCGGAAACTGTTCCTACAGATAGTATTCAGGTTTATGTTACGTATCAGGCTGTGGCGTTTACCCCCGTAAACGCTGGTTAATAATAAATAATCCTACTGAATCTGTCACTTTTGATGTTGAATTTAGTGTAGATAATAATGGATCTGAAGAAGGAGATCTTATTCAATTTAGTTATGATAATTCCATTGGTTATACTCTCATATATGTAGATGGAACATCCGTTGAATACATTGCATCTAATATACCTATTTTTGTTTTTAAAGAAACTCCTTCTGGTGATTTACTTACTTGGTTACAAGCTAATGCTATAAAACAATAAATAATATGTAAATAATAAATGGAGACCACGTCTTTGTGGTCTCCATTCATAATATATTTTAGAGGTGATTTTATGATATATAATTTACCTAAAACTAAAAAGAAAGTTGATCCTAATACTTGGTTACTTAATGAGTATATAATTATTAATAATATAAATCCGCCGTTAACTGAAATATCGTTTAAGTCAAATAATGTAACATATACAAAAATAAGTAAATTATATGCACCAGATTTAATTGATACTGAAGCTTGGATGCATGTATTAAAATATGATGATTCTGTAGTTTATCAAGATGGTTGGATAGATAAAGCTTATCGTACTATTACTTTTCTTGAATCACCTACAGGAGATTTACTCACATGGTTACAAAATAATGCAGTAAAACAATAATAAAAATATAATAATGGAGGTATATTTTTATGATTATGAATAATGGCGCTTCTTCTTTTAAAATATTTGCAAATGCTGGTTCCCATAATTCTATTTATCGTGGAAAGTATTTAGGCACATCTGTTACATCTGCTCAATGGGCAGCCATTTCTGCTGGTACATTTGATGATTTATTTATTGGTGATTATTGGACTATTGGTAGTATTAATTATCGTATTGCAGCCTTCGATTATTATCTCACTACTGGAGATACTGCAACGACTAAACATCATGTTACTATTGTTCCAGATACAAATATGTATTATCATGTTATGAATGATGATAACGTAACTACTGGTGGTTACGTTGGTTCAAAAATGTATACAACTGGACTTGATCAAGCAAAGACAACTATTAATACCGCATTTGGTGCAGATCATATCTTAACCCATAGACAATTATTAGTTAATGCTGTTAGTAATGGTAAACCCTCAGGCGGAGTTTGGGCTGACAGTACAGTTGAACTCATGACTGAACAAAATGTTTATGGTGGTAAAGTATTTGCTACATCTTCTGACGGATCATCTATTCCGTATTTATATACTGTAGATAAATCACAGTTTCCTTTATTTACTCATAACCCGTATATGATTTCTAATAGACAATGGTTTTGGCTTAGGGACATCGTGTCTTCTGCTTATTTTGCTCGTGTGAGCAGCTACGGCTATGCGTTCTGCTTTTACGCGTCCCATGAGATTGGCGTGCGCCCCGCTTTCTCAATATCTTAAATCCGCGCCCCCTTTGTGGGGCGCGACTTCAAAAAAAAAGAAAGGACTATATAAGAAATGTCTGTAGTAAAATCAAAACGTAAAGAATCAGAGTTTGAAGTATTTCATAATTTAAATAAACTGCGAACTGAAATTACTGAATTATTATTGTATAATTTTGGTTATGACATGGATAAAGCGATTAAAAAAGTTGAAAAACGGTTTGGTGGAAGAACACGAGAACAATTATCACCGAAAGAAAATGAAATGTTTGATAAGATTATGGCAAAAAATAAAGCATTTGATGACTGGTTTATTGCAGATGAGCGTAAAGTAGTTATTGATTGTTTAAGAAGCATTGTTGAATTAGTATATATTGCAAATAATATTTATCCGACATGCCAAGAAGAATTGATTGAACGCAGACTCTACCAAGATAAAGCAATCGGGCAATGTTATCGGCTCGTACAAGAGTTACAGTATGCAATTGAAATATTGCCTGTTGATGTTAATAAATATTTACGTTTTGGTGATAGAATACAGAAAGAAATTGATTTGATTAAAGCTTGGCGTAAATCTGATAATAAATTTAAAAAGAAAATATATAAAGAAAATTAATTTAATTAAAAAATAATATAAAAATAGCAACAAATTTTAAAGGGCAATATCTGATAACGTGTCTTCTGCTAATTTTGCTAATGTGAACAACAACGGCAATGCGAACTACAATAACGCGTCCAATGAGAATGGCGTGCGCCCCGATTTCAATTCTACGATTTAATAGCCACTTGAGCTCTTCGTAGTAAATAGAAAGGAGAGATTGTCCTTCCGTATGGTAAATACTAAACACGACGTCCGCTCTTACGAGAGTACCTGCCGTGCAGGTGAAAGCGACTATAAGCGTGAAATATATGATGGAAATCTACTGTATGAAAGCTATCTTAAAGCAAAGAAAAACAGTAGTTGGAAATCTAAGGTACAAAAATTTGAAATGTCTTATCTTCTTGAATTAAGCAGAATGCAACAAGAATTAATAAATAAGGAATATAAATTTTATCCTACTACAAAATTTATATTACATGAAAGAGGAAAGACTAGACCAATCACAGGAGAAGAAATACAAGATAGAATTGTTAAACATGCTCTTTGTGATGGGATCATTAATCCAGCCATTAAAAAATATCTTATATATGATAGTGGAGCGAGTGTTAAAGGAAAAGGATTAAAATTTACAAGAGAAAGACTTCTTAAGCATTTGAGACATTATTATATAACGCATGGAAGTAATGATGGCTATATTTTATTAATTGATTTTTCTAAATATTATGATAACATTGTACACCAGACATTAATGGACATGTTTAATAAATATATACAAGATGAATATGCATTATGGTTATTGAAAGAATCTATGAAACGTTCAAGAATTGATGTTTCATATATGGATGATGATGAATATGCAAATTGTATGAACGTTTTATTTAATTCCTTGGATTATAATAAAATAGATTCGGAATTATTAACTGGTGAAAAATATATGGATAAACATTTGAATTTAGGAGATCAAATATCACAGAGTTCTGGAATATTGTATAGATCTCCTATTGATAAATATATAAAAATAGTACAAGGAATTAAATTATATGCTGCATATAATGATGACTGTTATATAATACATGAAAGCAAAGAGTTTTTAGAAACATTGCTTATTGATATTATAAAAATTGCTGATTCACTTGGTATTACAATTAATATTAAAAAGACTCGTATATGCAAATTATCGGATACTTGGAAGTTTCTTCAAATTAAATACTCATTAACTGAAACTGGTCGAATTATTCAAAAGATTAATCCAAAAAGACTTACAGCAATGCGTAAAAAGATGAAAAAACTTGCTGGTGTTTTATCAGAATTTGATTTTAACATTTGGTTTGTATCATGGTTTAATAATTATTATAAACTCATGAGTAAAAAACAACGTAAAAATATGAATAAATTATTTGAAAAATTAGTAGAGGAGGCATATCATAATGTATAGAATTAAGTTACATGACGGAACTATTCTTGATAACTTAGTATTAAATGGTAATAACTATGTATCAAGTGAAATAATTGAAGATAAAGTATTTGATAACAATATGGATACAGTAACTATTATTAATCTTGATGATAATAGTGAAGAGATTATTGAAGATGCTGTATTAGTTGCAAATCAGATTTATAATAATGAATCCTATATTATTATTGGCAAGAAGACTGAAGAAGAAAAGGTAATGGAACGTATTAAGAAGGAAATTAGTAATAATAGTACAGAATTAACTGATGTGCAATCTGCACTCGTTGAGATTTATGAGATGCTTATGAATGGAGGCAAGTGAGATGGCAAAAATTTATGCTGCATTAATTCGTAAAGATATTAAGACACTTGATGATGTTCCTGAGAATTTACGTGAAGAAGTTGAAAAGTTACTTGGATATTAATTATAATTTATATACTAATTAAATGTAGATATAGGAAAAACCTCTCATATCTACATTTAATTAGTATTAATTATATCCATAAAAATTTAATACAAAAAATAATATAATTTTTATTATTAACATTTATATAATACTATATATGAAAGGAGATTTTTATTATGAATATTGAAGATATCAAGAGTGTTTCTTTTACTAATGAAGAGTATAAGGACAGTTGGATTAAGTATGTTCCTAATACGAATGAACGTTATTGTGATGGTACTGTTGTTACTGAAACTCAGGATACTTCCTGGTGTGTTTATGATGGTGCTACTAATGCACTTGCTTGGATTGATAAGGCTACCGGTGAAGTTGAGTATAATGGTGAACGTGACGAGTATAAGGAAACCTTCGTTAAGTATGCTAAGAAAGCTATTAATATGTAAATAAATTTTTATATGGATATGAGAGAAAAAAATTTCTCTCATATCCGCATTTTATTATTAATACTAACAATATGATAAGGCAATAATTATAAAAAGGAGATGTGATACTATGATATTTAATCCAGTAACCTCTTCTAAAAGTTCTAGTAGTTCTGAATCTATTAGTACATATGGAAGTCGTGTATGTCAAATATCTAATTTAGAAATTGATCTTATTGGTGAGGGTAATTACGCAACTTATAGCAGAGATCAAGTTATGTGGTAAAGGAGAGATAATATATGGGATTTTTACTTTTTACACAAAGTTGCATGTTTAATCCTAAGAATTATGGATTAAAAGTTGGAGATGTGATCAGAGTCGTCGCTGTTGGCGGGGGGGGGGTGCTGGGGGCATAGCTTATGCTTCGACCCCTACTAGCAAATCATCTGCTCATACTAAACTTACTGGAGGAGCTGGAGCTCCAAGTTCTTTTGGTGATTATGTTACTGCTAATGGGGGAACTGGTGGAACTGGTTATTTAGCAGAATTTGGTGCTCAATTTATAAATATACCATCAGGAGGTTGGCTTCCTTATTGCGAAAGTCATCCTATGAATAGAACATCTGCTCCAACAATATATGTAGATGTACCTCAAGAAATGATTAGTATTGGTAGAATAAAAGTAATAGATTCATTAAAGGGATTCATTTTAAACAACTATCAAATTGGTGTAAAAAATACATTACCTGACTATATTAGTAATCAGAGTACCAGCGGTACAACAAGATCCAAAATAACTAGTGCAACAGTTGAAAATATGATTCCTTGGATCTCATATGGTTATTCAACATACAACAATAATAGTTATGGTTCATTTATTTATTTATCTAGTAGATATATTGATTCTAGTATACCTGCAGCAGCTAACGGAACAGGTTACTATAGTCCTTCACAAATATCTATTGCAGGTTCAATTGGATATGGCGTTGGTGGTTCTTCTTATTACATAAGTGGTATTAGCAGTGGTGGTAGTGCTCAATGGGGAGAAATATGTGGGAATACTGGTGATATAGTAAAAACAACTATCATTCTTCAAGATACTGCACCGATTGCAGTATCTGTTGGATGTGGTGGTGGAAGTGCTGGATATGTAACTAATAACTTAACAGGATTAAATGGTAATGATGGAACATCTTCTACTGGAGGTGCTTCTAATGGGCAAAATGCTAGTGCATCTGGTTTCTGCAATGGTGTGCCGGCAGATAATATCAGAACCATCGGTGGCGGTGTAAATGGCTGTGTAGCCATTTGGTTCTAAAAAGGAGGAATAATCATATGAATAAGTATATTCACATCAATCCTATTAATCAGATTGTAGATGCCATCCTACCTGAGTATGAGGACATTTTTCCTAATATTCCTCTAAACAAAAGGGTTACACTAAATTATTTTAATCAATGCATTTTGCAAACTGCTGAATATGAGAACGTTCATACAGGTATGAAATATAATTCTGAGACACAGTCTTTTGAGGAATATATTCCTGAACCTGAGATTATTCCTGAACCTGAAGAAGTAATTTATGATGACCAGTCTCAAGTAATTGAACCTTCACAATTTGAACGTCTTAATGCACAAGCTACGTATACTGCAATGATGACGGATACACTTTTAGAGGAGGAGGCTTAATTATGAAAGACAAAATTAAAAGATGGTATGAATATAAGTTATGGACTAAAACTATGGTCGGTAATGCTGTTAAAAAGGGTGTTATAACAGCAGATGAATATAAAGAAATTGTTGGTGAAAAGTACACCGTATCTTAAAATTTTTTGTAGATATGAGAGATTTTTCTCTCATATCTACATTTTATTACTAAGTAAAACATTATAATAAGGAAATGATTATATTATAAAAAATCTTCTGGTTTAATATTTTCAAGAGTATATAACAAATAATAATATTTATTATATATAAAAAACACAGTAATATAAGTATGGAAGCATTTCCAAATTTTAAAAGGAGATGATATTATGGGTTTAAAAATTATTGCAGTTGATGGTAAAGCTATCATTGTTGATGGTATGGCATTAAATGCTGGTAATTTAAATGATACTACTGATGCAACGGCTGCGGCTAGTGATATATTAGAATCAAAGACAGCTTACTCTGGTGGTACGAAAATTACTGGTTCAATTCCTACTAAAACTAGTGATGATGTTACTTCTGTAAATGGAACTGTAACGATTCCTGCAGGATATTATGCTACAGAAGTTCAAAAACAAGGTGATCCGTCTGGAGATGCCACTATGACAAGTGGTGATCAGATGTTAAAAGATGTTACTGCGTATTCAAAAGGTACTAAATACACAGGAACTATCGAAAAAAAAAAATGCGAGCGATTTGTCTGCTAGTGGTGCTACTGTTAGTGTACCGGCTGGTTACTATGCAAATGAAGTAAGTAAATCTGTAGAAAATGGTACACAAGGTACTCCTACGGCTACTAAAGGTGCTGTGAGTAATAATAGTATTAGTATTACACCTTCTTCTACAGATACTACTGGTTACATTATTGGTACAACTAAAACTGGTACTGCTGTAACTGTTACTGCATCAGAGTTAACTAATGGTACTAAAACTATTACTGCTTCTGGTGATACTGATGTAACTAACTATAAAACTGCTAATGTTGCAGCATCAGCTATTAGTGAAAATGCTGGTTCTATTAGTGGAACTACTTTCACCCAAGGAACAGTTTCTGCTTCTGCGGGTTTTATGACTTCTGGTACTAAAGTTACTGGTGCTAGTTTTGGTAATGCAGTAGCAGATGGTAAAACAGAAGCATCTTATAAAGATATTTCTGGTACAACTTCTGCTCCTATATTAGTACAAGATAGTTATTTATATATTAATAAAGGATATACAGATGATGTAAAGATTAGCCTTGCACATTTGACTCCTGATGGAGCAAGTGCTGCAAGTGCTATTAAGAGTGGTATGCTGAATAGCGTATCTGCTTATGATAATGATGGAAAGTTAGTAACTGGTAATATTGAAACTAGGACTGAGAGTAATTTAAGTGCAAGTGGTGCAACAGTGAGCGTGCCTGCTGGATATTATGCTAGTGCAGTAAGTAAGAGTGTTGCGAGTGGTACACAGGGAACTCCTACTGCTACTAAAGGTACTGTCAGTAATAACAGTATTACAGTTACTCCGAAGGTAACAGATACTACTGGATATATTACTGGTACAACTAAAACTGGTACTGCGGTGACCGTAAGTGCTAGTGAACTAGTAAGTGGTAATAAGGCGTTAGCTTCTGGTACTTCCGTTCAGAGTAATATTGATGTTACTAATTATAAAACTGTATCTATATCTGCTATTGCGGCTGGTACATTGGGTACTGTAAGTGCGACTAAGAGTATTAGTGGTACTACTGCAACTGTTACTCCGAAAATTAGTACTGGTACTGCTGGGTATAATGCTATGGCTGCGAAGAGTGGTACTGCGGTAACGGTTACAGCGAGCGAAGTTTGTACTAAAGGAACGTTGACTGAAACAGCAAATGGAACGTTTGATTGTACGGGGTATTCGAAAGTTGCGGTAAGTGTAAAACCTAGTTTGATTACAGGGACGATGCCTAGCGATGGCAACTGGTCAAATATATGCTATGGTAATGGTAAATTTGTTTCCATTCCATGGGGAAATACTAATAAAGTTGCTTATTCAACTGATGGCATTAACTGGACTGCTAGTACAATGCCCAGTACTGCTTATTGGAAACAACTGTGTTATGGTAATGGTAAATATGTAGCTACAGCAACCGATGGTTATAGTAGTAATATAGTTGCTTATTCAACTGATGGCATTAATTGGACTGCTAGTACATTACCTAGTATTGCTAAGTGGGGCTCTGTGTGTTATGGTAATGGTAAATATGTGACTATAGTAACTGATACTAATTTTGGTAGCAATATAGCTGCTTATTCAACTGATGGCATTAATTGGACTGCTAGTACATTACCAAGTAGTACTTATTGGTCAGCTTTGGGCTATGGAAATGGTAAATTTGTTACTCTACCTAATGGTAATACCACTACTGCTGCTTATTCCACTGATGGTATTAATTGGGTTGCTACAGCTTCTCCTAAATATGGTTATTGGAATGATTTCTGTTATGGTAATGGTAAGTTAGTAGTTTCAGGCTCTTCTGTAGACAATATTATGACATCTCCAGATGGCATTACGTGGACTGTTGGTAATAAACCATATTCCGGAGGTGCTACATACGGTTCTAATAAATTTATACTAATACAAAATACTAAGATTTATTATTCTACTGATTGTGCTACATGGACTGAAGGTACATTACCTAAAGATTATAATGGTAATGCATGTTATGGAAACGGTAAATTTATAATCCCTCCAACTAAAGGTAATACAGTTATTTGCATTAAAGATTCCTACGATTCTTTGGTCTAACTAACCAATCTCCACGCCCCACTCAAATCTTAAGGAAAGGAGTAACTACAATGAAAATCATCAAATGCTTATTCGAGCACATCACATCCGAACTCAACGACGCAGACACCTACATCGAACTCGCGCTGAAATACAAATCCAAGGACGCTGCTACTGCGAAAATATTTTACGACCTCTCCCAAGAGGAAGTAAAGCATTACACCAAACTTCACGACCGAGTTGTTGCTCTAATCAATGATTACAAGCCCAAGAACGGTGAAGCACCTGAAGCAATGAAGGTACTTTATGATTACGTTCATGAACAGATGATTGAGCGCGCGAAAGAAGTAAAAATTCTACAAGATATGTTTTAAATAATAATTTGAATGAATATTATGGTGATGGTAAATTTGTGGCCACGAATGAGAAGTATTATAAATCCGCCTACCTTAAAGATTCCTATGATTCCTGGGCATGATTTATAAATATAAATTTATGTAGATATGTGAGATTTTTCTCACATATCTACATTTTATCATTAATCAAACAATGTAATAAAGGTAATATATTTTTTATTACCTTTATTTTTATTAAAGAGAGGGAGAATACTATGAATAAAGAAATTTTAGAAGTCGTTGCTATTTCTGAAAGTTTAAGAGATTATGTTGAATCTCTGTATTATGAAGTAAATTCTCGTAAAGATTTGCTTACCTTTGCTATGAGTAAAGGATTAACTGATACTGAATCATTTAAAAAGTATCATGAAGAGTATAAAGATTTCTATATTAAATATGAAGCTGCTAAAACTGAGTTATTTGATATCTGTGTTAAACCTAAGCATTATGAAGGAAATATTTCTTGGAATTTAGACTTTGCTACTTCTACTTTAACTATTTATAGGGGTTGATAAAATGTTATCTATGCATAAAAATAGCACTGAAGGTTATAATGATAGTATCAATAGATTATTTCCTGATGATGATTTTTCACCAATACATATCAATGGTAATCATGTAAAAAATATAACTTTTGCTGTAACTGAAGATTGCTGTTTAAGATGTACGTATTGTTATCAACATGAAAAGCGTCATAATCATATGTCTTTTGATGTAGCAAAAAGATTTATTGATATGGTTTTAGATGCAGATGAACGAGTAAATCAATATATCACATCTGATGATTCAAAAGGAGCAATTCTTGAATTCATTGGAGGTGAGCCTTTCTTAGAGATTGATTTACTCGATCAGATTACTGATTATTTTATTGAGCAGTGTTTTATTAGACAACATCCTTGGGCTAATAGATATCGAGTGAGTATCTGTTCCAATGGTATGTTATATTTTGATGAAAAAGTTCAAAATTATATAAAGAAAAATATTAATCATTTGTCTCTTGGTATTTCTATTGATGGTAATAAAGAGTTACATGATGCATGTAGAGTTGATGCATTAGGACGAGGTAGCTATGATAGAGCAATGGCTGCTGTAAACCATTTTAGAAAAACTTATGGACGTATGGTAAATTCAAAATTGACAATTGCTCCTGGAAATATCATGTATCTAAAGAAAGCAATTGTATCAATGATTGATACTGGGTATGTAAATATTAATTTAAACTGTGTATATGAAGAAGGATGGACAGTAGAGCATGCAAGGATTTTATATCAACAACTAAAAGAAATCTCTGATTATTTGATCGAGAATAATTTAGTTGATGAGATATATTTATCTATACTCGATCCTATGTATGCAGGAAAGCCTTTATCACCTGATAATGATAATAATTGGTGTGGTGGAAATGGATTAATGATATCTGTTGACTGGAAAGGTGATATCTTCCCATGTACACGTTATATGGATAATTCTATTTGTGGTAAACAAGAACCCTATATTATTGGTGATGTTTATAATGGAATTATGCAGACAAAAACTCAGTGTGATAGAGTAGATTGTCTTAGATGTATAACAAGAAGATCTCAGTCTACTGATGAATGTTTTAATTGTCCTATTGCTGGTGGTTGTGGCTGGTGCACTGCATATAATTATGAAGTAACAGGTTCTCCTAATAAGAGACTTACTTATACATGTGTTATGCATAAGGCTAGAGTATTGGCTATTTCATATCTTTGGAATAATCATTATAGAAAAAATAATATGACAGAAAGATATGAATTATATATCCCTAAAGAATGGGCTGTTGAAATTATTGGAGAAGAGGAGTATGAGTATTTAAAAAATCTTTCGAAAGAAGGTGAATAAATATGGCTTTAATAACTCCTGACAGATTAAATACATTAAAAGCTGCTGTAAAAGCAGAATGTAATAGACGAAATAATACAGGATCTGTTGCAGATTATGCAGGAACTAGTTATGATTACACAGTAGTTCCTGCAAAAGGAAAAATCATAAGTAAAGAACACTATACAAAAAATGCTGTACCTGTAAATGCAATTACTAATGACATTAGTACATCTGGTGATAGAATTGTTAAAGATTCTGATTTAATTACATTAGAAAGCAAAGTTAACACATTGAAAACTATATCAGTAACTGCATCACAAGCTAACAGTGGATGTGCTTCAAGTTGTACTGGATTATGTTCATCTGGCTGTTATTCTGGATGTAGTGGATGTAGTGGCTGTGGCGGATGTGGCGGATGTGATGGCGATTGTGATAGTGATTGTGCATTGGGTTGTAGATATACCTGTAATAATGATTGTTGGGATGAATGTCATAGCGCATGTGGTTATTCATGTCGTGGTGGTTGTAGTGGTGATTGTGGTAGTGGATGCAGCGGTGGATGTTCTGGTAGTTGCGGTGGTTCCTGTAGTAATGATTGTACTGGTGGATGTAGTGGCGGATGCTATTCAACTTGTTCAGGGACAAATAAATAGGTGATTTATATGGATATTAATCAAATTATAAATACCAATATTGGTATTCCATTATTTATTTCAATAGCAGGTTCAAGAATATATGGTACAAATACAGAAACATCTGATCATGATTATTTTTCATTAGTAAAGTCAAATAATGAAATTTCTAATGATGCACAAAGTCATGATATTATTAATGATTATGATATTTTTTATCTACCATATCAATCTATTGAAAAAATTCAATGTTGTTCTAATCCATTATTTATTGGAGATTTAGTTAACATTATTTATATTAATAAGTCATTAAAAAAATTTATTGATATAAATAAAAATAGTCTTATGAATATTGCACCAAGATACACATATAATTTAACATTAGAATTAATTGATCATGATTTTCAATATAATAATCATAATAGAATTTTAATTCTGGGTGATATTTTAAGAAGATTTTATTATACGGGAGATTTTTCACAATGTTTTCCTGTATCTGAATATTGTAAAAATCAGATTAAAGATTTACGAAAAGGAAAAACTTATACAGATCAGCAAATAAAAGATGAAATATCTTTTATTCATTCAAATACATTTAAAGATTATTTTAACAGTTTTTCTGTAAATAATGAACTTCATCAAGAATTTTATTCATTAATTTGTGATTCTGTAAAGGATGGTGAGTAATTATGTCTAATATTATTAATGACAATGATTTATTCTTATGCTCTTTTTCTATAACTTTAGAAAAAGATGGAGATATTAGCGGAATGCATGACGACGCTGTAAAAAGAATTCAAAATAATGAGTATTTAGCTGAAAGACTTATTGATATCTTAATGAAACATTTTGGTGATAATTACGATGAATTCACGGCTGCATATTGTGATATCGGCTTAGATGAATTTTATATTAGTACTGATTGTATTGTTAAATTACTGGAATGTATCAATGCATGTAAAACTACTGTGAATTATTCTGATGATAATTCCATTATTCCTGTTATTAAGAAATTAATTAAATGTGGCGATAGATGTAAGAATAATAATCTCCAGATTAGTATTTATTCTGTTGCATTAAAAATCATTACTAGATATAACTTAGTAAGTGATATGTTAGATGATGCTGTTTGTCTTAATGATATTATTAGTAAAATTTCGCTAGAAGATATTAAGTTCCCTCTATTTATGCGTTCTATTGGATATCATTTTTAAATTTTAAGAAAGGATGTGTCTACAATGGCAATTTCTGTTGCACTTGATGCTGGACACTATACAAAAACTGCTGGAAAAAGATCACCAGATGAATCATATTTTGAATATGAATTTAACTGGGATCTTGCTCTAAAGATTCAAGCGCATCTTGAAAGATGTGGTATTAAAGTTTATCGTACTAGAAAGTATGCTGATAGTTCTGATGATTTAGCAGCTCGTGTTAAAGTTGCTAATAGTAACAATGTAAATTTCTTTTTCAGTATTCATACGAATGCTGCTGGAAATGGTGGTTGGTATTCTGCTAGAGGATATTCTACTCATGTATATTATAATAGTAATAATGCTTCTAAAGCTGCTAGTACTATTATGAGTACAGTATTTCCTGATATGAAAACTAAGTATGGTTTAAAACAGAGAGATCCTGTTGTTCAGAATCTTTATGTTACTAGGGAAACTAAGATGCCTGCTGTTCTTGTTGAACATGCTTTTCACACTAGTGAAGATGATGTTGCTTTATTAAAAACTCAAGCATTTAGAAGAGATATGGCAGAATTAGAAGCTAAAGGAATCTGTAAATATCTTGGTGTTAATTGGGTTGATTCTAAGGTTGTTTCTAGTGCATATAACTATAAATGTATCGGTTATTGTATGAAAACAGATGTAGTTGTAAGAAAATTAACATCTATAAGTAGTGAGAATATTGGTGTATTATTTAATAAATGTAGAGTTGAAGTAGTTGACAAAATTGATAATTGGTACAAGATTCTTTATGGTGAAACATATGGATATGTACCTACAGACGATGTTACTCTTGAAAATTATACATTTAATACATCAACTTCTTCTAAAATGACAGGTAAAGTTAATGCTAAAGAAGGTTTAAATATTAGATCAGGCCCTTCAACCTCTTATGGTATCTTAACAGCAATTGCATTTGAAACTCCTGTTACTATCTTAGAAGAATATTCTAATGGTTGGTATAAGGTTATTACAAATAGTATTACTGGTTATTGTAATGGTAAGTATATTACTGTTACAGAAACTTCTAAACCTGATGATGATAAGTCTGAAACTACAGGACCTATCACATCGGATGAAGCTGAACCTGATGATAATAATACAACTATCATTGGACCGGATACAGACTCTAAGGAAGATAAACCTACTTCCATTAGTATTTCAGAATTGAAGAAGATGGGATATACAACAATTATTATTGATTAAAATGAATTTATCTGGAATATGCACGAAAGCATATTCCAGATAATACTCAAACATTTATATAATAAAAATTAACTCTGGTGGGAAGGAGGATAAATTTTTATATGAATAATTTAAATAATACAGAGGGATATCAGGAAATAATTTCTGATATCGTTAAGCAAACTCAGAGTGAATTAATTTATTTTTTCATTCTTGTATTAATTGGACTTGTCGTTTTTGCAATTCCTTTTGTTATCATTTTGAAGAAATCCAAGAAAGATACTAATCAAGCAAACTTAAATGAGACCCAGATGATTTTGAATGTAATTCGGGAAAATAGTAGTGTTATCAGTTCATTAAAAGAAAGTATTGCTAGTAATAATACTTCTATTGTTACTATGCTTAATAATATTAATGCAGATACATCAGCTACAAACACAAATGTTACTAAGATCCTGACAAATCAAAAGAATATGTGGGAAAACATTAATGAATTAAATAGGTGTCATCATGAGTTGGAAGACTATATTAAACATAGTATGGAAATTAAAAAGAAAAAGAGTACTAAAAAGGTAACCACTGATGATAATACAAAATCTGAATAAAAAACTAGTATAGAAAGTAGAGAACTAAAAGAAGTTCCTCTACTTTCTATACTTTTTATGTCTTTTAACATTACTATAAAAGATTTGTTAATAGTAATGAAAGGATGTGAAATCATGAGTACCAATAAACATGTATATCAGATCATTGGTAATGATCCTTTTAATATAAAAATCCTCAATGAAACTCTTTGGGACATCAAAGAACGTCTTTTCTATAATCTTTATGAAGCTCAAAAAGCTATTACAGATATTAGACGCTTTGATTTTACTATGGATGATTTTGATGTTTTTAATAATACAGAGGTTATCTATAGTATTAATTCTCAATTTATTACAAATGAAACCCGTATTGCTTATAGAAATTCTCCTTTTTATAAGAAGAATATTTCTCCTGACGATATTATATCAAATACAGACATTTTCTATAATTCTGTAATGGTTTTTATTAATGGAGAATTATATACAAATTATTATGTAAGACCTAACGAGGATATTACTAATATTGTATTTAAATCATTTGCATCTTTCCCAACAACTAGTCCTTATGTTAGAAATGGATTTACTCATAAAGAATTGAAAGATTTAATTGACAGTAAAGCTGTTATGACTGTATTTTTTGTCAATAATCATGAAGAAAGTGTTTATAAAACAAATTTAACCACTTTAACCAATTATGCAGTAAATCCTCAGTATCTTGGTTTACCTATTGTAAACTTTGCTTCACTGAATGATATTGATCATTCTGATGATTTTACTTGTTGGGTTACAAATGATGATACTCATTTATATAAGTATCAACTTCTTACAACAGAATTAAAGGATGATAAGATCTATTTTAATGAAAATGAAATTAAATCTCTTTCTAATACATATACGTATTTAAAGAATGTATATTTATTAAATTATATGGATACAATTACAGTTCCTACTGGAACTGAATACTTTGAATTACCGATTAAAGATATGCCTATTCCTATTGAGAATCTTTTGATTTTCAGAAAGAATAATTGTAAATTACTCTTTGATCATTCTACAAAATTATCATTGTACTATCCTAATATTTATAAAGTTGAAACTACTCATAAAGATGATCTTGTTATTTTTGTATACTATTCAGATGATACTGTATCAGTAGGTTCAAAATACAAAAATGAATTACGTCTTTATTATAGATTCGTAAATAACGTATTAGAGAGATATAAAAATAAAACAATTCCTGATATTATTAAAAATTATACTCCTATTTCTATGGTGTATGATAATAATGATTTACAAAAATCATTCTCAGATCATTTAATTTATAAAATGAATAGATTGACAGAATCTCTTAATTTGGAAGGAGATTACTATGCAATCTATTTAGATAAATTAGTAGGATATATGCCTAGTTTCTATATTGATGTATCTGAAATAGAAAATCTTAGCTCAAGATATCGTACAAATAATCATCAAGAAATTAAAGATCCTGCTCAGAAAGAAGAATTCTCTGAACCTTGTTATTTATTCTTATTTAGACATAATTCTATCAATGATAAAGTAAATATTATTATTGATGGATATCAGTCTAATGAAACCTATGAGTATTATGATGAAAAATATACTTACATTTATATTCCTGCTAGAATGGTTAATACTGATAGTATGATCCATGTAGAAAAATTTGTAGATTATAATTATAGACAGGAAATTACTATTAGTGATATTAATGAGTATTATAAAATCAATATTCCTAATTATCAAAGAATTCAAATGTCAGATATTTATATTTCCACACAGGACAATGATGGAAATGCTATTTATATGACAAAGAATGATTACACTTTATATCGTAAAATCGATGATATATATGAAGAAATTACAGATAATGATTTCTTTTCATATAAAGAAGTCTATGTTAAATTTAATAATCCTATTGATGCGAATAAAGTTGTAAATGCTTATGTTACAAGAATAACCTTTAAGCAGGTTATTAAAGGAAAAAATGAATTTAATATTAACATTCCGATTAATAACGATTCAAGAAATATTCTTATTTATAAGAATGGTCGTTTAGTTCCTAATGTAGCTCGTAAATATACATTTTCAGATAAAATTAAAGGACCTCATAGAATTAAGGCACTTCTTAATTTTAATCCTGAAGATGAATTTACATTTATTTATAATACAAATAAATATTTTATGGTTTATTATCAAGAAACTATTAATAAAAAAGGTATTGTTGATTTAACTGGTAAAATCAGTAAACCTCTTGATTTTAAATGGTATGATATTTATCTGAATGGTATTAAATTAGATGAAACTAATACAGAGATCATTTCACCGTTTATTATGATTATTACAGGTATTCCTACTTTAACGAATCTTGAAGTTTATCAGAAAAACTTAGATTCTTATACCTGGGATAATACCTATGATACAGATGATATTAGCTCTAGAATCTTTGATGAAATCGTTGATGAAATTGAAGATCAATATGATGATATTGATGATATTATTCCTGATATTACTCTTGATATTGTTGTTGATATTATTGGTTTCCTGGAAGAATATTTATTTAGTCTTAAATTGATCAATCCTGATCTTCAACAAATCACTACAGAAATGAAATCTAAATATTTTAGATTATTTGATTCTAAAAATAATCTTTATGTGAATCCTGATTTTGATACAACAAAATTTGAAATGGATGTTTTCTTAAATCCCGACAAAGGAACATTTACTACTGATTAAAAACATTACTGTAAAGAAAGGTGGTGTTTTACATGCCTACTACACATAGATGGGGTGTTTCTCTTTTATCAAAAGAGAATTTTGCCGATGCATTTAATGAAGAGGTAATGATAGATAAAAACACCGGTGAAGTTTTAGTTAAAACTCCATCTGGTGATACTATTTCATATAATTATAATTCAAGATTATCTTCTCATGTTAATGCAACCCGTATTGATGCAAATAATTATGATATTTATGGTGATATCATTAATATTTCTCTTGACAGTACTACTGGAGTATCTCCTTTTGTGATGGAGTCTGGTGTAAATTATATTAAAACTCCTATTGAATTAGCTTATAATTGTAAAAGATTAATGATTCATTCAGATATTGATGGTATTACCGAAAATGTAAATGGTTTTTCTTCACAGAAAAATAATATGATTTTAAAAATTGGTATTGCATTAAAGTATTCTGATGGAACTTTATCTGATACTGCTACTATTTCTAATAGTGTAGATATCATGAATAATAAAATTTATCATTTACAGGATAATAGTATTATTACACTTAATACTACGAAACGTGTTGAGGCCTTAGTGCTTCAGTCCATTACCCTTGATGCTAAAAAAGAAGAATTTGGAAATCCTGGTACTACTACAGATATTACCGGTATCCGTCCTATTTGTAATAGTATTTTTATGGTTTTAGAAACGTAAAAGGAGGTGTAAACAATGGCTAGTTATAAAATTATTAGTAATAATATTGTTGATAAACAAAGCGCATTGAACCTCTTACGTTCATTTGTCTTTGGTAATGAAAAAATTGAAGAATTTGATCCTAATCGGGAATATAATACTGGTGATAAAGCGTTTATTACAGATAAATCTACAGGAAAAATTAAGATTATTATTGCTGTAAAAAATGGCATTAAAGGACCTTATAATTCTGCAAATTGGAATAATTATACTTTTTCAGATAATGTCATGAATAACTTACAGCGAGTTGTTTCTATTTCTGCAACGGAACCTAGCGATAAAAATATTCAAGTCTGGGTTGCTCCTGTAAGATATACAACTCATAAACTTCCTGAAACAGTTTCTCCTACTGATGGTGCAGATGCAATTAATGTTGTATTCACAATGAATGGTATTCCTATTGTTGATGATACTAGTACATCTGACTTGTCAGATCTTTCTACTGGTGATGTTGTATTTGACTATGAAGGTGAATCTACTGTTTCTAGTTCACAAACTGTTACAGATTTCAATACAGCACCTCAGCTTATTATTGATGAACAGAAGGATCTTTGTGTTAGTGATGATCATGATAAAGGACATACTGATCCTGCAATTTTGTGGCTTGATACGGATATTACCGATGGTTGATATTTTTAAACAATATACTAATCAGTAATGATGATATGATTAGTGTCATAATTACTGGCACTAATCATATCATTTTTTTATAACTGAAAAAAAATAAGAAAGGGGATAAATATTATGCCTGACGTTATTGTTGATTTCTTAATGAAAAATAAAGAATCTGATGGCTCTTTCCGTATTCTTCATCCGATTACGAAGACTGCTAATGTTAAAACCTCAGAACAGATTAATGTTATGCTGACAAATCCTGTTGGTTCTTTTAAAAATGGCGATGTGATTGCTCCTGATACTTCTGCGGATGCTATTTTCCGTAAGATTTTACAGGTTCAGATTCCTCCTACGTACACTCAGCCGAGTGTATCTTTAACTGCTACTGGTAATACTGCTGGTAGTTATGAAGAGGGAACTGAAGTTACTCCTAGCTTCAGCTCTGCTTTTACCAAGAATGATGCTGGTGATCTCACTAACATCGTAATTAAGAAGAATAATGCTGCTGTTAAGACTTCTACCACTTCTCCTGCTACGCATAGTGAAACTTTTACCGTTACTGGTACTACTAAGTTCATTGCTACTGCCACGTATGCTGAAGGTGCTATTAAGAAGGATAACTTTGGTGATGATTATTCAACTGGTCATGTTACTGCCGGTTCTAAGAATTCTTCTGAGTTAAGTTATACTTCTTATCGTAAGTATTTCTGGAGTGCTGATGATGTTACGACTGCAGCTACTACGTCTGCTGATGTTCGTGCATTCAAGAGTAGCTCTACTGGTGCTGCTTCTAATGGTAAGACCTTTACTGTTAAGGTTACTAAGGGTCAGACCCGTGCAACGTTTGCTTATCCTGCTACGTTCCGTGATGTTACTAGCGTTAAGTACGTTGAGTTCAATAACGATGAATCTAAGACATTCTTCACTAAGACTACTGTTGATGTTGAAGGCGCGAATAATTATACTGCTATCAGCTATAAGGTTTATACCTATATTCCTGATCAGCCGTTCCCGTCTGATATGACATTCAATGTAACAATCTAAGGAAGGAGGAAGTGAACAATGGCTAATTTACCGTATATTACTGGAAATGAATCTAAAGTGTTAGGTATTATGAAGATGTATTCCAGAATGGGTGCTTACCCGCTGGATGCAACTTCAGTGTTTAATACCAAGGCTGAACTTGAAGCTTATATTAATGAAACCGGTTCTTATGCTTATCCTGGTCAGGTTGTTGCTGTTGCTAACAAGGAGACCGATGGCGTTACCGATTCTACTTATACTGGTGATTACAGTTTATATGTAATCCGTTCTAATAAAACCGTTCAGGAGATTGGTAAGAATCTCACTTTCTCTACCTATGCTGAAGCTGTTTCCTTTATCACTGATAATGGTGACCGTGTTAAGACTGGTGAGCTTGTTACCGTTGCTGGTGATGATACTTATGAACTTTACATGATCAAGGCTGATAAGAGCCTTATTCGTGTAAGCTTTGAAACTTCTGATATTCCGACTGTGTCTTGGGCTAATCTCCAGGATAAGCCGACTTCTACTGTTGTTGAAATTGATGATGCTGTCTCTAAGAAGCATTCTCATACTAATAAGACCGAGCTTGATAAGATTGGTGAAGCTGATTCCAAGCCGACTTATGATGGTAATGAACTTGCTTATAAGACTGATATTACTTGGACTAATCTTGGTGGTAAGCAGACTACTCTTGCTGGTTATGGTATTACTGATGCCGTTAACTCTGATGAGGTTAAGACTGTTGCTACCGCTAACAAGCTTCTGAAGCTCAATGCTGAGGCTAAGCTTCCTGCTGACATCACTGGTAATGCTGCTACTGCTACTAATGTTGCTTGGACTGGTGTTACTGGTACTCCGACTGATCTTGCTGGTTATGGTATTACTGATGCTGTTAAGTCTGACGAGATCGTTGCTACTGCTACTGCCAATAAGATTCTGAAGCTCAATGCTGATGCTAAGCTGCCTGCATCTATCACTGGTGAGGCTGGTTCTGTTGCTTGGTCTGGTGTTACTGGTACTCCGACTGATCTTGCTGGTTATGGTATTACTGATGCCTATACTAAGGATGAGTCTGATGCTGCCTATGTTCCTGTTGGTGATGTTGTTACAACTGCGGCTGCTAATAAGATTCTGAAGCTTGATGCTGAGGCTAAGCTTCCTGCTTCTGTCATCTCTGGTGTTCTCTCTATTGAGAATATTCCTCATGGTGCTCTTGAGCGTTGTGTTGTTGTCGCTGATGATACTGCACGTTTTGCTCTGACAACTGACAAAGTCCAGACTGGTGATACTGTTAAGGTTACTGAGTCTGGTAAAATGTACTTTGTTAAGGATGATACTAAGCTTAATAGTGAAAATGGCTATGAAGTCTATACGGCTGGTTCTGCTTCTACTGTTGCTTGGTCTGGTGTTACTGGTACTCCTACCACTCTTGGTGGATATGGTATTACTGATGCTGTTAGTTCTGATGATGTTGTTTCTACTGCTACTGCAGATAAACTTCTGAAGCTTGATGCTAATGCTAAGTTACCTGCTTCCATCACTGGTGATGCTGATACTGTTGACGGCAAGCATGCTGCGGACTTTGTTCTTGCAACCGATGTCGTTGATACTGCTACAGCTAATAAGATTTTGAAGCTCAATGCTTCCGGTACTCTTGACGCCGATATTACTGGTAATGCTGCTAGTGCCTCTAAGGTTGATTGGACTGGTATTGAGAATAAGCCTACTAGTTTCACTCCTGGTTCTCATGCTTCTGCTGAGAATACTTATGGTGTTGGTTCTGGTACTCTCTATGGTCACGTTAAGCTGAGTGATGCTACGGATTCTAGTTCCGGTGCTTCTGGTGGTATTGCTGCTTCTCCTGCTGCTGTTAAGGCTGCTTATGATCTTGCTAATGGTAAGGCTGCTGCTAAGCATAGCCATATTAGCTCTGAGGTTACTGATGCTGTTAGCGCTGGTGGTGCTGATAATGCTGGTAAGCTTCTGAAGGTTGACTCTACTGGTAAGATTGCTGTTGATACCACCGGTAATGCTAAGACTGCTACTAACGTTGCTTGGACTGGTGTTACTGGTACTCCGACTACAGTTGCTGGTTATGGTATTACTGATACTTACACTAAGGCTGAAGCTGATAATCAGTTCCTTGAAGCTACTCAGTTAGTTGATACGCCGACTCCGAATGCCATCCTTGCTATGGATGAAAACGGTAAGCTTCCTACTGACATTACTGGTAATGCTGCTACTGCTTCTGAAGTTGATTGGTCTGGTGTTAAGAATACTCCGACCACTATTGCTGGTTATGGTATTACTGATGTTGTTAGTTCTAATGATATCGTTACTACTGCCACTGCCAATAAGGTTCTGAAGCTTAATGCTGATGCTAAGCTTCCTGCTGATATTACTGGTAATGCTAAGACTGCTACTAATGTTGCTTGGTCTGGTGTTACTAGCAAACCGACTAGCATTTCTGGTTATGGTATTACTGATGCTTATACCAAGGATGAGGCTAATACTACTTTTGTTGCTGCTACGACTATTTCTGATACCGCTGCCGCTGGTAAGCTTCTGAAGCTTGATAGTGATGGTAAGCTTCCTGCTTCCATCACTGGTGAGGCTGGTTCTGTTGCTTGGGGTAACATTACTGGTAAGCAGACTACCATTTCTGGTTATGGTATTACTGATGCTTATACTAAGACTGAAGCTGATGCTGCTTTCGTTCCTGTTGGCGATGTTGCTACTACTGCTACTGCCAATAAGCTCTTAAAGCTTGATGCTAATGCTAAGTTACCTGCTTCTGTTATTACTGGCGTTCTCTCTATTGAGAATATTCCTCATGGTGCTCTTGAACGTTGTGTTGTTGTCGCTAATGATACTGCACGTTTTGCTCTTACAGCTAATGAAGTTCAGACTGGTGATACTGTTAAGGTTACTGCAACTTCTAAGATGTACTTTGTTGTTGATGACAGTAAACTTAGTACAGAAGCTGGTTATGAAGTTTATACGGCTGGTTCCGCTACTAGTGTTGCTTGGTCTGGTGTTACTGGTACTCCTACTACAGTTGCTGGTTATGGTATTACCGATGTTTATACTAAGAGTGATGCTAATAGTACCTTTGTTGCTGCTACTGAAGTTGTTGATACCGCTGCCGCTGGTAAGGTTCTGAAACTTGATGCTAACAGCAAACTGCCTGCTTCCATTACTGGTGAGGCTGGTTCTGTTGCTTGGGCTAACATTAATGATAAGCCGACTTCTTCTGTTGCTGATATTGATGCTGCTGTTACGGCTGCTACTCATGCTAACCGTACTCAGCTTGATAAGATTGGTGAGAATGCTTCCAATAAGCTTACTTATACTCACGGTGGTACTGCCAACGTGGTTGCTTATATGAGCGATCTTACTTCTGTTATTTCTTATAGTGCTACTGAACCTACTGATCTGCCTGTTGGCGGTCTGTGGTTCCAGCCTATCACTAATTAAGAAAAAAAATAATTAATAATAGGGAATCCGGAATAATTCCGGATTCCCTTTCTTTTAATGCTTGTAATTCGATTTCACCATCTTAGGAATACTCTTCAACTTATAATTGTCGATTGCTTCTTCCATAAACAACTGATGAATATTTTTATCTCCATCAAGTTTTTCATAAAGTCCCTCTTTAGTCATCTGATAACTATTAAATGTATCTTTATAATACATTGAAAGAATCTTCATAGCTTTCGTTTTGACCTCTTCATCTTTCAGAGGGATCAATAATTCAAATCTCTTATCAAGATTCCTTGTCAACAAATCTGCGCTAGAAATGTAAATTTCAGGATTCTTATTATTATAGAAATAAAAGATTCTACTATGCTCAAGATATCTACCGACAATAGATCTGATCATAATATTATTATTGATCGGTTTCATAGAACAGATTCCTCGGCAGAAGATAATTACTTTTACTCCTGCTTTAGATGCTTCATACAATTTGTCAATCATAATTTTATCAGAAATCGAATTCACTTTAACAGTAATAATGGCTTGCTTTCCATTCTTAGCATTCTTAATTTCGCTATCAATCGAAGAGATAAGCTTCTTTCTGAGATTGTAAGGAGAGAAGTACAGTTTATTGATTTTATTAGTCGGTTCAGAGAAACCACTCAACATATTGAAGATACTACAAAGATCTTGTCCTACTTTAAAGTCACTTGTAAAGTAACTAATATCAGTATACAACTTTGCAGTCTTATCATTATAATTTCCTGTTGCGAGATGAGAATACATCTTAAGACCCTTCTTACCTCTACAGACAATTACAATAAACTTACAGTGAGTTTTCAAATTCTCTGTGCCATAAATCAACTTTACTCCACTCATTTTTAATTTATCAATCATAGACAAGTTTCTATCCTCGTCGAATCTTGCTTTAATTTCAAGAATGACAGTAACAGATTTACCATTTTGTGCTGCCTTACAAAGAGCATTTACAATTGGAGAATCAATAGATGACACTCGATACAATGTCTGCTTGATACTCAGTACATCTTTATCATATGCAGCATGCTCCAAGAACTTAATCACAGGATCATAACTTTCATACGGATGATGAAGAAGAATATCACCAGTATCAATCGCATCGAAAATATCATGAGCTCCAATTAATTCAGAAGGATACTGAGGTTCAAACTTCTCATACTTTCCTTCAGGTACATAAATCTTTGTAAGAGCTTTATAATTGATACTAAATTCATTTTCATACAGATGATTCTTATCAAGTTCAAAAATCTTCAAAAGAAGTTTCTGAAGATCCTTAGATACATTCGAAGTCACATCCATATAAATCGGATTGCTATATCTTCTATTCAGAAGAGTTTGCCTCATTCTATCTGTAATATAAATGTCCTCATTATGAGACAATTCAATATCACCTTCACGAATAAGTTTAATAGTTCCATAATCAATAATTTTATTCCCATAATAAATCTTGCTCAAATAACCATAAATAATCTCTTCCAAAAGAATATACTTATTCTTTTTCTTAGAAGGAATCATATAAATAGGTTCAAGAGAATTATCAAGAGGAATAAAAGATAGAACTTGGAAGTTATTATTACCAGTACCTTCTGTAGATACGACAATACACAGCTGCCCAGACACTAATTCTGGAAATTCCTTTGTTGTATCATAATTAATTGGTACTAGGAGGGGGAAGATTTCTTTATAAAAGATTTTACCGATGTAAGATTTTTCATCTTTATCTAAGTCTTTAAATCTACACAATTCAACATTGTATTTCTCCTCTAATTTATCAACCAACTTTTCATAACACATATTTTGAAGATCTTTAAAATTTTTAATACCTTCAAGAATCGATTTATACTCCTGATATGGAGCCATTCCAGAAATTTCACTATCAGGATTATCTTTTACCATCTTATTAATGATAGAAGACAATCTAACAGAAATAAACTCATCTAAATTAGATGAAGTAATTCCTAAGAAATTAAATTTCTCAATAATGGGAATATCTTTATCTTTCCGAAGAGTCTGATAAAGACATCTTTGATTAAAGTATAACCAAGAGAGTTCTCGATTAATATACTTACCATTATTGAAATAGTTTCTGCTGATAGGCTTCATTAACTTCTTAAGAATTTCAGCTGACTTTTTCATATTTAAAATCACCTTTCAAAAATAAATTTATATCAAATATTCTTAATTTCTATTATAATAATATATATTTATATTTTCTATTGATTTTAATAAAAAAATAAGGAGTATGGAAAACCCATACTCCTTATTTATTAATCCTTAAATTTAATCATTGAGTCAATAGTACGAATAGTTTCTAGTTTAGAATATTCTGTATGATTATTAATAACTTCAATAAAATGCCTAATAACAAAATTTAAATCATAATTAATTGACATAATGGCAATCTTTTCAAATCCTTCTTGACTTGAAAGATCCTCGATATTATTATCAAACATCTCTTTTGCATTCATAAGTGCTTTATAATCTTTTTCAAGACCAGTAGAATCATATCTACGTTGAAGTTTATTAATCCATTCATCTTTTAAACTAATATCAGGATAACATACTGCAAGAGTTTCTGTAGTATTAATGGAAGCAAGGTAATCTCTTACAATCTTATGAGAAGACGTGAATACAATATTACCCTGCTTAGAAAGATGAATTGCAATATTAGCATAAATCCTATACCAATCATCACAACGCTTTCCATCTACCCAGAAATTTCCACTTTCTAAATCAATTGCATGATAAAGATTAGAATGCAGATAATTATACGATCTAACTAATGAAGACTTACCGATACCTTGATAACCACAAATAATCATAATGGTTCCTCCTTTATTTAATATACAGAAATAATATATATCTAAAAAATATGTTAAAAATAAGAGATAGCTAATTGAAGCTATCTCTTATATATTATTTTTCTTCAGAAAGATCTAAGATATCATTAATCAAATCATTAATATATAAAGTATTTACAAACATAATAAATCTATAAGTAGAATTTGGATTACAATTATAAGTCGTTAATTCAAACTTTTCAATATCATACTTATAATCAATACCATCTTCTAATTCTTCATTATCTTTTAATACCTTATAACTTAAAAACACATTATATGGAATAGAATGTTTCTTATGGTAATCAATACAAGCAATTAAACTATTGTTGATTAATGGTCTAATATCTGTAACATCAGGTTTAGATGAAATCATATAAACCGGTGCACAATACACATTCCACCCATCTGCAGGTCTCTTCACATCTAATTCATTAATAGTAAAGAGAGGAATGATTTTATTTTCATCTCCATCTACAATATCCATAGTAAATTTTTCAATTAATTCAGGTTTATTAGCAAAGTAATAATATAAACCTGCAGAATTAAACTCTGTAGATACAGTAAAGGTTGTTGTAAACATATCACTTACAAAACCTTTTTTATTTCCCTCGTCAATTGCTAATCCCTGAATAGTTGTATCAATATTCACAGGATAATGTCTAAAGAATTCATCATTACCACTACTATTCTTCATTTTATAAGTAATAGGGTATAAGGATACTCCATTAACATAATCAAGAAAATTCTTTACAGAACCATTCTCATCATACATAGGAATATCTACATCTTTAGACATAAGTCTCATAAGTTCTCTAGGAATATAGTTTTCTAATGATGTTTGAATAAAGAATGGAGCATCCTGACGTACTCTATTCTTAAAGAAATGAGCAATATTTAACTGTTCAATCTGAGTTTCAGTAACAATAGTTACATCAAACATCATCTTCAATCTATTCAATAAGAACTTCATGCAATTTCCACGTTCTCTATCATAAATAAGAGGTTGAAGATTCGTAAAGCTGGTATCCATATAATTATCAGTCATACGAGTGGTTAAATACGTATTATATAAGAAAGTTTCAGAATCATTTAATTCAACTCTAGGTCTGACAATTAACATAGGTTTTCTTTTTCTTAAAAATTCTTTATTAGAATTCTGGAATATATTAAACTGTCTATAAGCAATTGTAGAACTTACATGAACAGTTCTAAAGTAATTAGTCGGAAACATATTTTTCAAATAGTCAACGATTTGACATGTTACATTTCCATAAGTATGAGCAAGAGAAGCTTGCGCTACGGTATAGCCCATAGAATCACCTTCTTTCTTACATTAATGTACCTCAAGCAAAAAAGAAAAAAAAGAACAGTACGAAACTGTTCTTTTTTTAATAATTAGACCTCGATAACAAATTCATCAAAGAACCAACGGGTTTCTTTGATTTCAGCATCAGCAAGATCAATGACTTCTTGCTTCCTGAGGACTTCTCCGATCGGTCCTTCTGCAACAGTCTTATTATCTTTTCTGATGCAAAGACCAGTAAGCCTGAAAGGACTCTTTAAATCATTGAATTTGAATTCTCTAAGTTTCATTTCAATCTCCTTATTTATTTTATAATCACATTACTAAAGATTCTTGAACCTGCGGAAACTCTGTTAATACTAAAGGGATCTTTTTTTCCTGTACCATCACCATTAACTACTCCATATTCTACAATTTTAGCATTTTCATAAACCCATGCATTTCCATTGACCTTGGCATGGTCTAAAACCTGTGCATTACCAAAAATACATGCAGTATCTTTAACTGTTGCATTATCTTTAACAACTGCATTTTCGAAAATCCATGCATCATCACTAACAACAGAATTTCCTGAAATCTTTGCATTATCAAAGACAAGTGCATTTCCTTTAACTTTTGCATTTCCAGTTACAGAAGCATTTCCATATACTTTGGCATTATCATACACCCAACAGAATCCTCCACTAGAAAGATTCTTTGGACTTTCGATATATCCGCCATATTGCCATCTCAAAACATCACCAAATGATTGAGTTGCTTGAATTTTGTGTAAGACCTTTCCATTTGGTAATGTAGTGGTAATTCCAGTAAGTATGTAATTACCCATTGGATTTTTCCTCAAAGGAAATTTTGATAGTACCGGATTTTCCATGAAGCTTCTCTTCAATTAACCAGAGAATAGTAGATACATCTCCGGTCATTTCAAGAGACAAAGAATTGAGAGAAATGCTGTTTCCAGATACAGGCTTAGTTTCTTCCTTCTTCTCAGTAGCATTAGCTTTATTTTCAATATCAAGCTTCTGAGAATTACCATTGATGAAAAGATTCCACTCATTTTTTTGCTTTTCATCAGGCTTTTTAATATTACCCTTACCAGGATTCAGTCTAAATTGTTTCAGATAAAATGAAACGATAGACTGAGAAACTCCTAAGGATTCACCCAGCATTTTATTATTTGCATTATAAGTAGTCATCAAATTTTTGAGGTATTCTTTTTGAATATCCTCAGGGAAAGTTTTAAGCTCTTTATAGGAATATCTCTTTTTCATGTTGTAAGTCTTAACCTCGCCATTCATTTTGTTTAACTCCTTTTTTGTCATATTATCGCTAGGAAGTGTACATTTTCTAGATTTGGAGCCACGCTTCTTCTTGAAGTCTCCAACTCCTGCTCTTTTCTTGTCTCGGATCTCAGAATAATACTCCTTTTCCAAATTTACATACGGGTCCCAAGACATCTGCGATGAACTCCTTTCATGTTGTTATATACTGTAATAATATATATTTATAATCTTCAAAAATACTAAAAAAAATAGAAGTATGGTTGCTACTCCATACTTCTAATTAATCATTCAATTTCAACCTTATAATGATCAGTATAAGGATTTGTAGTAATTACATTAGCATTAAAATACTCAGGATTTAATTTCTCAGGAAGTTCTTTAAACTTGCATCGAATTAATTCCTTATTATCTTTTACAATAGCAATTTCATTAATATTCAAATGACTTAATACTTTATACATGGTCAATAATGTAGTCATAGTGAAATTTCAACTCCTCTCTTATTATTATCCCTCAAACATACGAGATGCTGTTACATCTCTCTGACCTTGATATCTGCCATGATATTCTTCAATTTCACCTTTTACTTCTTGATAATAAATCTGACATACTTCAGTAAAAGGATAAATTCTAATAGGTTGTACACAACTAATCTCTAGGGTCCAGTTTCCTGCAAATCCTACATCTCCAAACCCGGCCGTTACATGAATAGTCATTCCCAATCTTCCAATACTACTTCTACCTTCTAAACAAGGTAAATATTTATGAGTTTCTGTATATTCTACAGTCTTTCCTAAATATAAGATTCCAGGATATAATACATATCCTTCTCTAGGAATAATGATTCGTTCAGTTTCATGCTTTTCAAACATATCAAGAGGATACATTTGTGTAATAGGTCCAGGGGCAATATACCCACTATCATCTTTTACCATATCACAATGGTGTGGAATACTATAAACTAATAATTCATCAGATAATTTCAAATTATAACTATTAGGATTTAGTTGACTCCTATTAAATGGTTCTATGATGATATTACCATTTTCTCTTTCTTTTAGTATCTCATTTCCACTAAGGATCATAGAAAAATCTCCTCCAATCATTAATTATCTTTATTATATAAACTGTTAAAGAAGATATATTTTTCTATAAAAAAAAATAAACCCCTAGAAGATTTCTCTTCTAGGGGTATTTATATTACTTTAAATTATTTATTTTTTTTCTCTATAATCATTATCATCATTTGGCATTAACGCATAAGTACCGTCTTGATAATGTACTTTAGTTAAGTCAATATCACCAGGTAATTTTTCAGCTGTCCATGTAATACCATCAATAGATGTAGCTATATCTTTACTATCTGAATCTATTACAATCTTTCCATCTTTAAGAGTATATCCAGTCTTACCAGAATTACGGAAATCATAAATTTTATATGCTTCTTCATATATTTCATTTAAAATTCCCATTTTTCTAGCAAGACGAATAATACCGGTAGCTACATCTAATACATAACTAGATTGATTCTGGTCATGTTTAATATAATACCAAGTATCTGCTGATTTCTGAAGATTTGCTAATTCTTCTGCAAAATATTTAATAATAGTTTTTCTAAGAATAATTTTCTTAAGCATACTAATCCTCCATATAAAAATTACTCAATTGTATTGAATGAATATACGATTTGTGTTCATATAAGATCGTTACTCTTATACCGCTCTATTAAGAACTGCTCTATATTTCTATAGAGACCAGACTATATCTTCACTTTAATAAGTGTCTTTCCATTTTCACTCACTTGAGTGTACGTGCTAAGCACTAGTCGTTGAACCTTACTCTTTTGAGTCTTGGCTGCTGATTGTCTACAACATTACTTGTTTAGATATTCCAGCAATTAAGAAAGAATGGGCAATACTCATCTTTACCCTATCGTCATGTCTTTGTAGAGATTAAACTCATTAGAGAATAAGCCATCATTTCTACTAACATACATATTCTTTCTAGGATTAAAAATCTTATCATATGCTTTTTCTAATTTCTTAGTCTTCAAACTAATAATATTAAGAATGTCACCATCAAACACATAATCTTATATTTTCATATAAGTGTGGACTATATCTTCATCCCTGTAGTAATATATTACTACAGGGAGTCCTGCACTTCCCGATCAGCCATTCCAACTGATAGGTACTCTACTTAGTCATCATATTGAATATAAACAACATTTAATGACTTTTCGATAGTCTCTAGACCTTCTTTAATTTCCATATACAGTTTAGCATAGTTTTTATCTTTAAGTTTATTATATTTATCTAGTAAATCTTTGGTAGTGTCATATCGAAAAACATAATATCCTTGTATTTTCATACATTTATTTATTGCATGACTCACCATATCTTTACTACTATCAATATAATCAGCAAATAATTTACCACTATCTGCAATATACCAAATATTATCTTTAAAGGCTATAACCTTTTTAGATTTTTTACGTTTTGTTATTGAAGTTTCAGTTAATCCTAAATGTGATTTAGACATTAATTCACGAGTTTTATTATTTAATGGTTCGTTAAGATCACCAGTTCTAGAATTATACCCTATATTAGGATTTATAGCATCATATGTTATAATATAGAACTTTTCAAGATATTCAAGTTGTTCTTTACTAAATGCATAATCAATAACTTCTGATGTAAAATTATTAAAACCAACTAAATTAATCTCTCGCATTATATTATAATTATATTTTTTATTGCCTAAAACTTTTCTTGTTTTATATTCATTCATACGACGAATATAATTTACTGTTTTACCAATATAAATTTTACCATTTAATTTATTTGTTGATTTATATATAACACCATATGGAATTATTTCTATTGTATATAGATCGTCTTTCATATAGTATCCTCCTTTCTATTTTTTTTTTGGTATATTTTATATAAACTGTATTAGTTAATTAAAGCTTGGCACGGTATTACCAGCTATCTATATAATATATAGACCTTAGGATTTCTTAGAGAGCTTATTCGTGTATATAATATATACCTTATTTAACTCTTACCGTTAGCAGAATATAACTATTCTACACCGCCTGTTAAGCGTTCACAGGATTCATAGTCAATATTACTATTGACCCTGACCTTAATGTTGATCAGCATTTAATGCATTAAGAATAAACATATTTAAACTCATAGTATAATCTTCAGAAAATTCATTTTTAATAGATTTAACTTTTACACACATTAATGATCCATAATTTCATCTTGTTCAGATAGATTCGTTAATTCTATCCCGTCTATTAAGGACTGCTTTATATTACTATAAAGATCAGACTATATCACTAACTTAATTTATTAAGTTACCCTTCATTTCCATCCACTTGGATGTACATTTAGTCGTTGAACCTTACTCATTAAGAGTCTTGGCTGCTGATTATCTACAACTTTACTTGTTTAGAAGTCTCAGCAATTAAAAGGGTTTTCATAATATATCACTATATTATGCCACAAATAAGTTTATGGTAGGGTTACGATTAATGATTACTTTAGGTTTTCTTTTCTTAAGGATAAAGTTCATTACTTCATAAACCTTAGGATTATATACAATGCGTGCTTTAAACCAAGTTTCATATGCTTCATTTTCTGTAATACCCTCCAACTTAACGAGATATGCGATTATCTCGTATTTGTAGAGTTCTAGGAAAGCCATGTAATTTAAACGAATTTCATCAGCTTTTAATTCTGGATCAGGGATAATGACACATCTAGAGGAAAAATTGATCATACCGCCGAGAATTTCCGACTTTATATGCAATATCTTCATATAGAATCGTTACTTCTATACCGTTCAATAAAGAACTGCTATATATTTCTATATAGATGAGACTATATCTTCAACTAAATTATTAGTTGTTCTCCATTTCCACCCACTTGAGTGTATATATCTAGTCGTTGAACCTTACTCATTAAGAGTCTTGGCTGCTGATTATCTACAACTTTACTTGTTTAGAAGTCCCAGCAATTAAGAGAAACACAGGCCACTTTTTAACCTTCCTTCTGATTAATCAAATCGAAAACTAAATCCCATAGTTCCATTAGTTTATCCTGAATAGTTGAAAGAATGGTAGCTGTATCCATTCTTTCTCTTTTTTCTTTAGTCCATTTCTTTCTTCTCTTCTCATACAATTCTGTATCATTTAACAGTCTTGCAGACGAGAAAATACTATTATATTTCTTATCTCATTTATGTTCACATAAGGTCGTTAATCTTATGCAGTTCTCTATATTGAACTTCTCTATATTACTATAAAGATCAGACTATATCACTAACTTAATAAATTAAGTTACCCTTCATTTCCACTCACTTGAGTGTACAATTTAGTCGTTGAACCTTCTTCATTAAGAAGCTTGGCTGCTGATTATCTCAAAGAGATATCCCAGCAATTAAAAGGGTTTTTCATAATATATTACTATATTATGCCACAAATAAGTTTATGGTAGAATAGAAGAAACTATCGTTTCTAAAACTAATAGGTCTAAGAACTGAACTAAAGACAGGAATAGAAGAAGTGAAGATTTTATCTTTATCATCTTCAATTTCTTTAATTTCTTCTAACTTTCCTTTTTTCTTTGATTTATAATATGCTAAAATTTCATCAAATCTTTCTCTAAATTCAATCAAACCAATACCTTTGAACGGTTGAGCATCTGTAGACTTATCCTTAACATGACCATCTCTGTCGATGAACTTATCATATTTGATAATTTCAGCAAAGATTTTAGGACCAATAATAGAGGAGAGTTTATTATAATAAATAGGTTGAATAATTTTATGATTATTCAAGATGATCCATCCTGTATAAGAAAGATCAACATCTCTATACTCTACTTTAGTCTTACATTCAGGACAAGTTTCTCCTTCAAAGATCTTTCCTTTTAATGCACCACAAGCACATTTATAACGATCTGTAAAGGAATCCTCACCATCCTCCCAATCAGTCGCAAACAGAGGTGATTGAATTCCATATAATGATTTTGTATCTTTACCTGTAATAGCTGGTTCAGATACAACAAATCCTCGACCTCTCATTAGATCGAATTGACATTCTTCGTCCCAGTTTAATTTTACAAGTTTAACACCTTTATTGTTTTTACCCATAAAATACTTTCACCTCATTTTAAAATAATTTTTGCTATAATTATTTTTCATGCTTACAAATATAATATATACTTAAAAAAGTTATTAAATAATGTGATAGAGAATTATCTTCTCTATCACATATAAGGAAAATTTTTATTTGAAGAAAGTATGTTGTCGAGTATATGAAGGTATAACAATATATTTCTTCAAATGCCTGGTGGGAAAATATCATTCCCATAATAAAAAAATGGAGAGATCATCGTGCGGAATGATCTCTCCTATAACGGAAAGGAGTTTTGCCCTAAGACTTCCACTTAGGGCAAGGATAAATAGTTTGGAACCTATAGTAATGTTATAGTATAAATTATTTTTTATTAGAATATGTTCTTACCAAGCAACCTGCTTCATTATAAGACCAGTATCTTTCATGACCAGTATTATCCTTATAATGAATCAAATTACAAAGTCCGTCATATTCAGACCAAGACTCAAAGCCATCAGAAGCAACCATATGAACCTCATTACCAAATCGGTCATAATCATACCATGCTTCTTTTCCTTCAGAATCTCTCCAGTGAATCATTTGGTTTTTATCATTGTAATCATACCAAACTTCACGGATATCTCCAATCTTTAAGTATTTGAGACGACCTTCAGAATCACAAGTACGAATTTCATTAATTTTTTTAGACATTATTAATCTCCTTTTTTAATATAAGAATAGGTTCCTTTATTCGATATGAACTTTATTAACTCTCCTTCCGTATTATATTCTGACCAAGTTTCATATCCGGTATTATCATATGAATGAACTACTTTACCTTCACTAGTATATTCAAAATGAATTTCATATTCATTTCTTTTATATGTAATCATTCTTCCTAAATCATCAAATGTTCTCCATTCTTCCATAAGTTTAGTACTACTTATATGATGAATAATTCTTCCGAGATTATCTTTTTCAATAATGCAACTCATGAATTTCATCACCTCATATTAATATAATATATATCTTATTTTATGATTAAATTTTTAGGTATACTGAGCATATTCAGTATACCTAAAAATATTATAAATCAAATTTATCAAGATCAATATTATTAATATTTGCAGTAGAGTTATGGAACTTCTTTAAGTTAAGATTAAGAATAGTAGAAGCAACACGAGAAGTTGTTAAACCAATATTTTTAATACCTAGCTTATAGAATAGTGAACCAGCACATTTACTGCAAAGTTTGTCACCTGTACAAAACATAGGAGAACGAAGTTTTACTTTCTTATTAATATATTTATCAATTGTATCAGGCTCTAATAAAACTAGTTTATTTCCTTCTACAATATATCTATAGATCAATTGTGACTTTAACCAAGGAGTAATTGTAACTTCCAAAGTTCCTGTCGTATGACAATCAGAATCAGGAGTATCTAATACATTACCTTGGAATGCAGCAGTGAATTGTTTAGAAAGATATCCTCCTACCTGTGTACCGATCGCTTTAGGATAAGCTCCCATAGGAATACTATTTGCAACGACAGGAATTTCATCTTTCTTAATACCTTCCATAAAAGAAGATTCGACGAAATCCCATTTGTCAGTGATTGGATTATATACACATCCTTTAACCACTGCAATATTTTTATAGTTATTTTCAAAAGAACCATGAGCACCAGAATTATAAAGGTCCATTCCCGGATCATTTTTTAATTCTTCCTTTGCCATATCAATAAGTTCTTTCTCAATCTTAACTCCTGTTGAAACATCACCTTGCTTTAATGATTCTTGATTCTCTTTAATTAACTGCTCTTTTCTTTTCATAACCTTAGGAATAGGCTTTAAAGTTTTCATTGTAAAAGAACCAGAGAATACAGAGTTAAACTCTTTTGAGATCCATTGTAATTTATTTAAATATGTAACCATCTGTTGTACAGTAATCTTATCATCCAGAAGAGCCTGACTAATTTTATTCTCTATACTCTTTTGTACCTTAGCAGTTACAGGAGTATTAATATACCCAGTAACATTTACAAATGATTCTTCAATAAGAAACTTATTAAAAATGAATAATCCTACATTCGTAACAACAGTTTCTTTATTAAAATATTCACCTTTCTTTAATTCAAAGGTATCATATGTTTTAATCTTACTAGGTGTAACTACAAGTTTACCATTTTCTCTTTTCGATGAATCTGCTAAATAATTAAAAATAAACTCTGCTGTAATATCCTCAGGTGACATCTTTAAAAGCATTTGTTTATATTCATCTTTTAAAACTGCCATCATAACACCTTCTTTGTATATAAATTATTGAATAACGGGAATAGAGAAAGGACTCTATTCCCGTTATATTATTTACGATGTATAAATACGATATGCAATCGTCAAATCCTTAGAAAGAGTAAGGATTTCATTATTAATGTTAAGCTTAGAGAACAATCTGACATCCTTATAATCTTCAGTTCCATCACCAAGAGTACCCTTCACACCAGTGAAAAGACCGATACTATTGATACGGGAAACTTCAACATTACCAAGATCATCAAAATACTCTCTGCAATCCTTCTTATTAATCTGAAGAGTTAATTCAATGAAGGTTTCAATCGGAGTGGTATTAGATTCGGGAGTATTCCAAACATTCTCACCAACCTCACTACCATCTTCATCACCTTCAGCATCTCTCCAAAGAACACGAATCTCAGGATCAGTTTCAAACTTCTTCAGATAGTACTGAGTTTTAGCAATACCACCAACATCAATCTGCTTTTTAAACCAATACTTATCAGCTTCACCACTAGCAAGTTCATTTGCAGTCTGACGAAGAGGGATCATATCAATGATTTCACGTTCATAATACTTAACATCTTTAACGTCAGTAATGCTTTCACCAGCACCACCAGTACCAACACCAAATAAGCAAACAAACTCATTAGCCTTAGTAACAATAGCTGAACCGGAATTTGCAATATTCATGAGATTATTTAAAGTCTCAACAGGAAGAGAAGAAGCAACACCAAAAACCTTCTCTAAAGTAAATAAAGAACCACCAAGAACGATCATATTCTCAGTATCAAAAACAACCTCACCAAACTGAGTAACACCATTCTTATCCTTATATGCATCATAACCACCAATAATTCTGGTTCGAGCAAAAGGTTTATTCTGTTTATATTCAAAAGAAACGCCATCTCTATTGGATAATTTATCATTCAATTTAAGATTCATTCATCATCATTCCTTTCATGTTAGTTTCGCCAACTAATTTCTTTAAAATAATGTTTTACATATATTATTCTTCACGCATTAGAATTACGCGATCTCTCATCCTTAATCTATTTCTTTCCTGTCTATATACAATTAAATGACTAATATAATCATTTAATTCTTTCATATCTTTACAGCAATACTGTTTCATAATTTCTTTAATTTTATGCTCAAATGATAATTTTTCTGTACCAAGTAATGTCTTATCAATACCATAAACTTCTAATAATTTTAAGACATTTTTGATTGTGATTTCACCAGATAAATAATCTTTTTCATATGAGTATACAGTATCTTCTCTATGAAATACACTCAAAACAGATTTTATAAAATCTCTAAAGATTGATTTATCTTGTTCAGTTAATTTAGCAACCAGATTATACCAATCTTCATTCTTATATTTTTCTAAATATTTAAAGAAACTAGAATAAGAACAAATATCATCAGCATATAATTGATTTGCCGTACCATCTAATCCAAGATTAACATTCATCTGATGAATATCTTCTGTCATTTTAAATAAGTTATAGTATTTAGAATCAAAAATATATAAAACACTAAAAGAACTAATATCAACAGTATATGACTTAAAGAATTTGATTAATGCTGCAAGCGCTGTAAATACAGGATTATTATTATCATTAAATAAAAATGTGTATTTTAAACTAGACATGAATCCATTAATTTCTGAAGTAACATGTTCAATAATAGGACCGATATCTTCCCCAGAAATATTTTCTACAAATTGACCAAGAATAGGTTCTTTATATTTTAAATATTCTAAGTATGTTTTAGCAGGTCTTTCAGTTGTAGTTCCATCTTCATTAATGACTGTAATATTAAACATCTTAGTTTGAGTTTCTGAAATCATAGAAATAGTAAATATATCTTTATATAAATGATATTCTTTTATATTCTGTGATCTTCTCATCTTATCTAAGATATAATCATTATATTCTCTAATTTTAATATACAAATTATTTACATCATCAGCTGATTTAATTGTTAAATTAGAGAAATAATCTAAAGTTTTTTGATCAACTAAATCTGCATGATCAGTAATGATACTTTTAATTTTTTCTACAGATTCTTCATCAAAATTAAAACTATAGATATGTGAAATCATAGATGGTGTTGTAACAGTTCCATCTTTAAATCCTTGAGCTTTGCACATTAATGCAACTAAGAATACTACAACATCAAAAATTTTAAAATCAGAATCACCATATACCTTAGGAAGAAGAATTCGATAAGGTTTTAATTCTTCTTCTTTATCAATAAGCATTCTAAATGCATAAGATACTTCGAAAAGCATCTCTGTCATTTTATACATAAGATTCAAACTAAGATACTTAGTTTCAACAAAGTTATACTCATTATTATACATAGCTTCTGTAAGATTAGAGTCTTCCCACCAGTAAGGATCATTAATTGTAACTTCCTCATAAGAAAGTTTATTAGACTCTTCTTGTAAAGCTAATCCAATATTACGTTCCTTTAAATTTACTCTCTGGAAATAGAGATCATACATTCTTTCAATATCTTCTTCATAGATAGGATCTCCATTTTCATCATACACATATTCACCATTTTCATTTTTCTTTTGTTTATAATAAAATAATGGCTCTTCATTATCACCAATCTTATGTTTTTTAACAAGATAATATTTGAATATCTTCAATCTTTCATATCCTAATAAAGATGCAATATCAAATAAAACTTTATCAGTAGATTTATATCTAAGTAAATTATTCAGATTCTTTAATAAAATAACCTGATAATCAAGAGGTAAACTCTTAACAAATGGGACATTATACATTTTATACATATTCTGAATAAATGTCCAATCATAGAATTCTCTTTGAATACCAAATTTAAATGTATTTGAAAGAACTCTCTGAATAGTCATGATCATAATACATAAACCCATAAAATTATCATATAAATCATATGATGTACTATATTCAGAATTATAAATAACTGACATAAAATACTCTCTATTTTGATTATAAATCTGAGAGAAAGTATTATAGAATTCATCAGGAACATCCTGTAAATTTACTTTTAAAATACTGAATGAATTAGCAGTTCTTGCTTCAACTATACTGATCTTATTATATCCAAGATAATTAAGATATTTCTTAGTAGGATTTTTACTGATAATATCATCAAGTATTCCATTTTCATCCAATCTATAAATATCATCATTTGATAATAGATGAATATAATTATTATCAGATACTTCAGCTTTAATCATTTGATCAGTAGTTAATTTAATAAATTCTTCTTCAGGTTCTTCAATATTAGGAAGACCATTTAACATACGATAATAATTATTGATTTCAATATAATTATCAATAATATATTTTCGCTGTGCTTCTAATACAATATTTCTATATTGAGAAGGTATTGACGAAGGGTTATTTGCATACTGAATTTGAAGATCTGGATCATTAGTGATTTTAGTACTAATGATAACATCAAGATCAAATTCAAGATACATATCAAATGTATCTGTTTTTTGGTAAGCTGCTATATAAGTATCTGAGTTTTCTACAGATTCTAAAGTTTCATACTCTTTAGCCATATTATTCATTTTAATAACACTACTATTAACTAGTGTTTTTAAATTTTTAAAGATTGTATTCATTAACATAATCAATATCACCTACTTCTACAAGTGATTTTTCTACACTAAAAACAATATTTTAATACATTATATTAATGTATTTTCCAAAAAAAGTTACATTACCCTATGGAAATGGAGATGATATATATGCAAGATTTACCAAATATCGAATATAAACGCACAAATAAAAATCCTACAATTGATAGTGAAACTAGTTTATATACTCTTCCTTTTTATAAGGATACTGAGTATTTTGCCAACTTAGATAACTTTGTTGGTTTCGTAAAAGCAGTCGAAAATATGGTGAGAACATCCAAATATTACTCAAGATATATTGCTTATTTAAAAGAAGATATTGGATTAAATTTTTGCCAAGTCTTATCTAATATTAAGCAAGAAGATGAAGATGCTAAAGTTGAAATTGAAATGCATCATGGACCTATTTTAACTTTATTTGATTATATTTGTATCTTAGTAGATTGGTCTCTATATCATGATAAAAAAATTAGTACTTTTAGTATGGCTAATTTAATGCTTGAAGAACACTTTGAAAATCGTGTCCAAGTTGTTATGCTCTCTAAAACTGTTCATGAAGAAGTTCATGAACGAAATGTGTTCCTTAATACTAAACATGCTTTTGGTGATTTAAATGCTTTTATTGAAAAATATAAAGATGGAATAAGTCAGGAACAGATTGATAAGATTAATAATTATATCAAACTCTGTGAGAAGTATGATAGTTTTGACAAGAATACATTGAAGTTAAGAGAAAAAATAAAAAGTTGGAGATGATGACTATGGTGTTAACGATCGCTTTAGCTCTTATTACTTTATCTACAATAACGTCTGCATCAATTAGTGTTTATCTTTTAGTGCAGAAATTAAAAACTGTAGATAATAAAAAAAATGAAAATCCCTCCACTACCACTAATCCTATTCATTTAACATTTGAAGATTGCAATAAAATAATTGATGATATCACTAATGATATCTGGCAGAATAAATACTTCATTAATTATAGATTAAAAGAAGTTGTTATTATCTCTAATATGGATAAAGAGATTGCCTCTTTCACCGAAGAAGTTATTCATTCTATTGGTGATCCGGTTATGGTTGAAGCTTTGAAATATTATTCTTATGATTATATTATTCAAAGAATCGTCCGTAAGTCTCAGATGTTATTCATTGAATATACAAACACATATAAACCGAGTACGAAGTAATTCGTACTCGGTTCTTTTTTATAATAAAATATTCATAATAGGAACGATATACTTCATATAATTATAAGATATATCTATTCCATCTAAAGTTTTTGTATTCTCTAACCCTATATAATCATTAAGAAATTCTCTATTTAATTTATATAAAGAATCCCTATTCAATTCTCTGTAATATCCTATATGTAACATCTTATCTTTATAAAAGGATATAAATTCTCTTAAGTTTTCAATAATATACTTTTTATTAGAATTTGTTTCGAACAACCTAAATATCTTATATAAGAAATCAAGCATGTATGCTCTATGTAATTCTAATTTTTCATTATCAATTCCTTTAAGATCAAGAGTTTTATCATTTACATAAAACTCAAATTTATTTATATAAAAATAAGATGTATATACATTCTTATCAACAAACTCTACATTATCAAATGTTGTATTAAAACATTTTCTCAATGTTACAATAGCATCTTTCTTAATTGATAATACTTCATCATCTTTTAAATTATTTGCTTCAAAGAATAATTTTCTCATTTCTACAAATTTTTCATTTAATACTTCTTTGAATGCAGGATCATCTTTTTGATATAATCCGATAGTAATTTGTCTCCTCTTTTTACTTAAACTTTCAAGATGTTCAATTTTATTATTATCTAATAATTTAAATTTTTTGATGATATTAAATCCAGCAGATTTCATATCATATTCAGTAATCTCATTATTAATAAGATACTCAATATTTTTATTTAAATAATTATGCTTTTCATAAAGAGCCATATTATATCCTCCTTTCTAATATAATAATATATATTTATATTTATAAACAAATTATTAAGGGATTGTGGTGTGTCGTGATTTCCTCCTTTATAAAATAGGGTAGATGCTTTTGGAACTTTAGCATCTACCCACCTTTTTAACAAAAAAATAGAGAGTCGTATGCTTAAGTGCATACGACTCTCTTTAATTTTAATTGAAAGTTTCCAGAGCAGCTTTGATCAATTCTTTTCTTGACCACTTATCTTTATACTTAATACTATTAGCCGCTAAGTACTTCTTAATTTCCTTAGACGGAAGCTTCTTAAATCTAGCTCTAGCTTCTTTCTTAGTCATTGCCGGATCTCCGAGATCTTCAATCTCACTAAGTTTCTTTTCCAGAACCTTAATAGCTTTCTTCTTATCTTTCTCAGAAATTTCTTCACATTTAGATGGATCTTTTTTATAATCCTTATAATTATAAGTGTTGATTCCATAAATGTTTTCAATATACTGACAGATAATATCAAGATATTTGAATTCATCTTCCTGTTTAGAGCAGAGCAAGATTACGTTAGAGTTCTCTACAACACATAGTTTAACCATAATCGTAATCATTGCCTCGACTCGTGGAACTTGAAGATATTCTACAAATTTTCTAATATATCTAGGAGTATATCCTTTTTGAACAAATTCTGCGATAATATTCGGAGGCGGAATAAGTGTAGGGATTGTATACACATTCTTATATTTCCGTTCAGTTTTAACCTGTTCAGAAATCAATAGAAAATTAAACTTTCTATAATCGAATTTCTTGATGAACTTATCAAGAAATTCATCTGAAGACATCTTAATGATGCATGCCATTGTAATTCACATCCTTAATAATTATTCTTCAAATCTCTTCTTAGACTTAGGAATCTTATGGAAAGATTCATCATAATCAAACTTTTCATATCCAGGAATAAGATTATCCTCTTCTTCTTGATTCTTAATATCTTCAGCAAGAAGAGCTCTCATCTTATCGACATTATCAGATGTGGTAAGAATTGTAACATCATTATTGACTTCAATCTTAACACTATCAGTAGGAGTGGTTGCCACCTTAATATTTGCACTTGTAGCACTATTATTAAGAGGAGTAGTTTCACTGATAACAATATTATCAGATTTGCCAGGAATTTCAATTGTAACTTCAGTAGGCTTTGTCTCTTCAACGGTTTCTACTTCTTCATCACAATGACATTCAGTGGTTTCCTGCTCATCATTTGCTGTATCATCTTCAATGAAAGTTTCTCCAGTTCCTTCAACAACATCTTCGGCTGCTTCGTCAACTGAGATAATCTCACCTTCATCAGAATCAACAAGAGGTGCTACTTCTTCCTGAGGAATCTCTTCATTATTATTACCAATCTCTCCATACATAGAAGATAACTGGATCTTTTCATTAGAAGTTTCATTAAGGACTTCTTCTTCCTTTGAATTCAATTCTTCATCAGGAATCCCAGTCTCTTCTTCTAATTCATCATTTTCTTCTTCAATATTCGACTTAGTATCAATGATATCAAAAAGTTCTTCTACACTAATACCATCATCTTCATCTTCATCCTCTTCATCGAGAGTTGTAATATGAGTTTCTTCATCATCACCCATATTTTCAGCTGTTTCTTCTACCATATAGAAATCCTTGATCAAAGGCTTAATATCTTCACCTTGATCAATCTTTTCAGATACCTTCTCCATACGATTATGAGCTTGCATCATGAATTCAATAGCTTCTTCATATGCAGTATTTTCATCAATCTCGGGAGTCTGATCATAATAATCGTTTCTCATGGCTTTTTCTCCTTCTACATTATTTGTAATGCTTGCATTCACCATCACAGATTGATCATTTGTAGAGATCGTTTGTGAAGGCTTTGTAACTTTATAGGCAATCTCTTTGATTACCGCAAGTTCCTTCTCCTCATACTCTTTACTAATCTTTCTTCGGATTTCATGGAAAGTATAAACTTTACCACATACAGGACAAATCAACTTGTTGAAGTTCTCATCATACTCAAGGATGCCATCACAAATGGTATCGTCCTTGTTTAACCCTTCACACTTCAACTCTTCACCGATGACTCTATAAATGTAACCATAATCCAAGATTACGAGAGAGCCATCATTTCGATATCCCCAGTTCATAAAGTTCTTCGTTATACTTCCAACATCTCCGAGAAGATAACCTTCTGCGAGATGAGAGAGAATTTGACGTACTTCCTCTTTATTATTGAGGAATTCTTCTTTGGAAATTACTGTCACATATTCTTCAACAGCAATCAATCCATTACACTCGTAACATTTAGTTACAAACGGTTGTAGTTCTTGAGATAGAGAGAACTCCATCCAATTATCCACTATACCGGCTTTGTCCATACCGATTTTAAATACATAACCATCGATTAGAATCGAGAATCTATTGGTGCCAGGTCCAAGCTCAGAATATGGAATATTATACTTATCAAGAGCTGCAATCATCAAATTAACTTTTGTATTATTATCTGGAATTAATACATCTAATGCTATAGAATTCAGTTCTATCATTAGATCTCTATTAATAAATTGAAGTATTCTGCTTTTCAAATTCATAGATAGCTTCATCTCCTATTATAAGTTTTATCTAAATACACTCTCAGATGTCATATTTAACATCTCTTTCTGGAAATCTTCAAAAGAATCCATATCGTCAACATCAAATCCATTATCAGACATGATATCAACTAACAATCCATCATAATTATGGAACTTATCTTTATTCTTCTTTCCTTTCTTCTTTTTCTTAGGAGGCTTAAACATATTAGTTACTCGGCTACCATAATTACCCTTCTTCATAAGTTTATAACTATTCCAGCCGAGATCATTAAGTTTATGATATACATCAATTTCCTTCGTTGCACCAGAAGACAGAAGAAGATTATTATATAGCATCATAGGAGCTTGATCGCTATCTTCCATATAAGTATTCTCGTCATAGAAATGATCTTCATAATCTTCTCTCATCAGATCACTAATCATCAGACGATCTTTCTTATTCTTCTTATTATTCTTTTTCTTACTCTTCTTAGATTTCTTCTTACTAAAGAAATTCTTATTTCTAAAATAAGAATCCATGAAATCCATATCATCTTTAAAGCTTTGAGATTTAAGATGCTTATATTTACCCTTGACAGTTTTAGAACTTTCATCAAGAATTTTTTCAGCATCCTTATCTCTAATCTTTTCAACAGTAATGTCATTGATATTGATATCTTTACTATACATATCAATGACTTCATCCAGTTTATCTTCATCAATTAAGAATCGGCCAACTGAACTAATGACAATTTTATTCTTTTTCAAGAACTTCAAATCTTTTGTGTTCTTGATTCTAGGCTTAGGCGGAATAAACTCATCAATCAATCCATTCTTCTTCTTTAATTTAAATAACTCATGTCCGCCATATTTTTCTTCGAGATATGCCATATACTCATTATACAAAGATACTGCATAATAATATTTGTTTATATCTCGATACCTAGCCTTTATCTTACGAACTTCCCTTTCAAATTCAGATGAAGGTTCGTTCTCATCTCTATGATAATTATCACCATAGTCTAATACATAGACTTGGAATAGATTCTCATCATATTTGACAAATTTGCGATTATCATAATTAATCTTGATGTCAAACATACTTTCACCTACTACTTTAAAAATATTTTATTTTGGTTCTTCTACTTATATAATATATAATTCAAATTCCTTTTAGTTTTCACACAAAACATCAAGATCTTCTTCAGTAAGTTGTAATCTCTTTTTAGCTTCGATCTTTTTTTGTTTATGATATTTCTTAAATGCTCTAGCAACGAGATTATCACACTTTTGGTTTTGTTGAGCAATAAATAAAAAGTCATTGAATGATATATCAACGTTATTCATCTTACAAAACATTTTATGTGCAATCTTTAAATTCTTTCCAGAAATATGTGATTTAATGTGATAAAACTCTACATGATTATCAAATTTATTAATAGTATCTTTAATCTCATTAAGTAGTTGAACTCTTCGTTCATTATTACTTAATATAACTTCACTATTAATACTACTAATAGATGTTAATGAGTCTGTATAAACTTTAATGATATACTCATCATCTAAATACTCTTTCTGTTTACAATAACCATATGCTCTAGATAATATCTTATTGATAGCAAATAATTCTGCAAAATCTGATTCCTTATTAAAGTTTAACTTCTCACAAGTCATAACTTTTTCTTTATCTACAAATATTAAACCTATTGATACTGAAAGTTTTTCTTTCTTAAATACTCCACCGTCTGTAAATACTTCTATAATTCTCAAATAAATTTCTCCTTTCATTAAAAATAAATACTGTATATCTGGTTATACTTCCAGATATACAGTAATACTTTTAAATTAACTGGGGTAAAGTGAATCCATCTACATCTAAGTAGATATACTTTTTCTCAAGAATAGAAGTATCAGGATTCTCAATTTCTTTAGACATACGTAATTTTGTTTGTAAGACATTCGAAATGTTGTCTGATACGTAAGGACCATATTCTTCAATAAAGGAGAGATAGTCTCCATAAACATTCTGTAGAGGTATAAAGATTTTTCCATCATGTACAAGTTGATGTACAGTGACAGATAAAGGAACTAAACCTACTTGATTTTTATAATGAAGTCTCATAACTTCTTCAGCAATAAGAATAGGATTAAGATCCATATCAAGATCAATCCATTTATCAATCACTACATTGACAATAGAAAATAGATCAATGGGTTCATGATGAATCTCAATAGAAATACCAGAATTACCATTCTTATTATTAATATTTTCAAAGAATGCACATTCTGACATATTGATTTCATCTCTAAGAAATCTTATGTACTGTTTATATTCAAGTGACTTTCGTACTAAACGCTCTACATCTTTTATAAGTTTTATTTTGTCCTTATCGCTCATCACCACGTACTCCATACGAACCTTAGATACCTTAGGAATATTTAATGTCGTAAAGAGTTGTTCGTTAGTGTAATTTTCAACCTTTGGAACTCTCATGTGTTTACACCTCGCTTTCCATTAGTACATTGTTCTATCTTCTGTAAAACGGAATTTACGATGTGTAGGTAAATAAGCCTCTGTAAAGTATTTTACAATGTCAATACACTCATCATAAATTATTTCATTACTGTCCGTAATACCATAAACTCGATCAATAATTCCAGAACACACATAATTAATTAATTTCTTTTCTTCTTTAGAAAATTTTATTACTTTAGAATGTCTGATTAATTGATCTGCTGCAACATGAAGTTTTAAAGAATCTCTTGACATAGCTTCCTCAAATTCAGATACTTCATAATTAAATAAAGCTACTTTTACTGATGTATAATACCCCATAAACCAAGTTAACTGGAAGTTATCAAAACTAAAAGATTTCCTAATCTTTTCAGGAATATCTTCTTCATCATTTTTGATAATTTTGTATGTTCCGGGGCGATCTTTCATAAAAGTTTTTATAATCTTTTTATTATCTGCCCATCCAAGGAATTTATCTTTTTTATATATCAAATAATACTTCATAGCTTTTCACCATTTAATGCATACTTCATAAAGTATTCAAGGGTTTTATCTGTGTCAAAAATTCCATCATCTTCATCTTCTTCTGAATATTGACCTATCATTAAATAATAAATATAGTCATTAATATAATTTATTAAATTATTTATATATTCTAATTCATCATCTTTCCAACGAAATATCTTTGAATATTCAATCAATCTTTCACATGACATTGATACATCTTGTTGAAATGAACTAAATGATTCAAGATAATATTCTTCTTCATTAGCTGTCATAAATACATTATCAGCAACTTCTATAAATTCATTATTTATAGATAGATTATCTTTACAATGATCGTCATACTTAATTTTGAATCGTTCTAATCCACTTCGTACTTTTAAAATCTTCTTAGCATACTCTTTTTTATCTGTAAAACCTAAGAATCCAATCTGATCATTACCAAATATATAAATATTTTTAGGAGTATTCATATAATCACCTTTTCTATATATCTTCCGGAGGAATTCTTTTATCTTCAATACTATTCTTAATAGCTTTCTTTACTTTAATATACTTACTAGCTTCCTCCAGGGAATGTACTTTCCTTAGCTTTTTAATCTTATTTTCATAAATTTTAATTGCTTCCTCTAAGGCTTTTCGCTCTTTCTCATCCTCAATTTTTAAGAAACTAACTAATCTTTTAACTTCAGAAAGATCATAAGATACATTTTTAATAAATTGCTCTACTGCAATTTTCTTATCATAATTATTCATAATATAATTCACCTCCAAATTATATCTTTATAAGTATAGTAATAATATATATTTATATCACTTTTTGAAAATCGTATTTTTGAAGATTATAAATATATATTATAATAGTAATAAAGAGAAAGGAAAATCTCATTAATCACCAGAGAGGAATTAAAACTATGAAGATTACACTTACTAATAAAGAAGTTGAAGCCGTTATGATTGAAGGCAACGCTCTGTCCAAAATGATTTCTGAGATCGAGCCTTCTTTCAATGAAGAGATTTTCAAGAAAGAGAATCTCAAGTCTGAGAAGTTCCAGACCAGTGAGACCATCTATGATAAGAAGAAGGGTACTTTCACCATTGATGTTAAGGAAGAATTCTTCATTGATCTTCTGCTGTGCTGTATGAAGATCTATGAAAAGTGCCTGCCTGTTGTTTCCTTTGTTAAGGGCATTATTCCGATGATCAAGAACCTCGTCGGTAATGTCAATGCTGACATTGAAGCTCTCACTAATAAGTGGGAAGAAAAATATGAGTATGCAATCATTCCCATCGCCAATGATTTCTATGATGATACTCGTGCTATCATTAGCCATCGTATCTATGATGATAAGTGGGAATTTACCAAGTGTTTCCACTATAAGAATCGTAAGGAGAATGCTCCTAAGCTCGATTACAGTATCGAGTATGATCTCATGAAGAGTCTTTGTGAAGCTGAGATTAAGAAACTCAGTGGTATTACCTCTGAGTATGAAATCTTTGATAGCTTTGAAAAGGCTAAGGAGAAGTTGGTGTAAAAACACCATCAACAATTTTAAGAAAGTTTAAACTAGGTTTTCCTTTCCTAGTTTTTACTTAGGGACACTTCATTTTTCAAAGTTCATGAATGTTTAGTTTTCAAGGTTCGTTTCGTGTGTTGTATTTAAGGACTGAGTGGTTTTGTGTCCCGACCACTCAGTCCTCCTTTCTAATGTATTTATTTTTTTTTTGATAAAATAGTGCTAGATAGGCATAACCTATCTAGCACACATATACATGGTATCAAACGAACAAATTAACCCTTAGGGGCTTCAACAGTCTTCTTCTTATTATTCTTAACATTACATACAGTCTTTTCAATGACATTGCCAAGATACTCCTCGGCATCACCAAAGACCTTACTAATCATCTCAGTAATATCCTCGGATAAAGTATCAATAAGCATATCAACAGCCTTATCCTTAATTTCAATGGCTTCATCAGCAGTAAGCTTACCATCTTCAGATGCATTCTTCAAACCATCAACAAGAGTATTATTCAAAGACTGAACAACATTAACAGCATTATCATTGATAATATCAATGTAAGTCTTTAAAGTTTCATTATCAGTCTTAGCCTTAGCCTCTTCAGATTTAGCATCAAGGAACTTAGTAAGTTTATTAGCGCACCAAACTAAGATAATAGTGAAAGCAGGAACAGCAGCAGAGAGCATATACTCTAAAACGGCATTATCCATAATTAATCATCCTTTCTATAAAATTTATTATATTTTTGTACTTAGATAAAAAAATAAAAGGGTAATCATTTCTGATTACCCTTTTATTATTAATTAAATATAATCTTTATAGAGTTCATTTACTAGATCTGCATATCCACAACAAAGTTTTCCTTCCTTGCATTTTCCAGTTGTAACACAAGGAGGAATACCAAGTTTAATAAGATCTGCATGTTTATTATTCATAATCATAAATTTAGTATCGTACATATCACGAATTTCTTTCTGTGCAGTAAAGCAAAGTCTTTCACGGAAAATCCAATTATCATTTCTGATATTAGAAGATGTAAGGAACTTTACAGGAGCACAGTTCAAAAGGAACTGAATAATGAATGCATCATCAACTTTCTTGATATATCTTGTATAAAGTTCTTTATACATACGAATGATATCTTCAACATCTTCAAGGAACTCACTAGCCTTAATGCTATCAGGAATAATATACTCACGATTAATATCCTTAGCAATATCAATAAGAGGCTCTCGTCTAATGTTCTGAAGTCTATGACGAATTACCTGATGATATGTGGACAAAGAGCATTGCATAGCAAATGTAGTTCTTCCCTGTTCCAAAATTCCATAATGTCCATAACTAAGAACATTAGAAATTAACTTCTTAGAATTTTCTACTTTATTAACTCCCCAACTATCATAAATTTCAAAAGGAGACTTCTGATTCTGACTCGTAAGTGCACCAATTGTAATATTTTCAATTACAGGATCATTCTCGATCTTAATGACATTACGATCATTGCATAAATTTTTATATTTATTTCTAAAATAATCATCCATAATAGATGTATCTTTTTCAATATAAATATTAGACACACGGTTTAAAGCATGAACAAGACCATTTGTAAGTAAATGATCTAATTGATACCTCATAGCTGCAAAAACATGAGGATATTTATTAAAGATCTTATAAAGATCAATCAATTTATCACCAGACATAGTTACACTAATATTGGTAGTAACACAAAGAGGAAGAATACAACGAGCTTCTTCATAAAGAATGCCATACTTGAAATCTTCTCTGCTAAGTCTACCCTTCTTATTAGGATCATTTAATTCTGTAATTGTCTTATATAGATTAATTGCAAGTTTATTAAGTCTAAAAGCATCCATATATAACTCTTCAGGAGTATTTTCTAAAATATACATAGAAGAGGCTTCAACAGGAGTATATCTCTGAGACTGCTGAACATATGAGAATCCCTCTTCACAAAGAATAGTACTCTGAAGTCGATTAATACCTATTAATACAAAATTAATATTTTCAGTACTAAGCAAATCTCTTAAATTTGGTTCTGTAATCTCATTAAATGAAATACGACTAATATATTCTTCGATATCATACTTTCCCTTAAAATTAAATGACTTAAAATATTCATGTTTCTTTCCGGAGTAAATCTCATTAGTTACCATAGCATATTCCCTCTCTTGATCAGTTCTGGTTGTTGCTTCTACATAATCCGTATAGTTCATGATAGGTTTTTTTCTTGCCATGTGTATCTCCTCCTATAAAATAATATCTTTTGTGATATTGTGCTAACAAAAATTAAAATGTAGGATAGAGGAGAAACCTCTATCCTACAATATATTTACTGAAAAGCGTCCCTAATATCAAAGATATGATCAGGATTATCTTTATTCTTCATAAGACTTCTATATACAAATTCAGTATCAATAGCATCTGCATGAGTTGAAACCCAACCACGATGATTAGTTGTTAATTCACACACAGCAGTTCTAGGCATTGTACTGAACCATTCTTTATAATAAACAAAGCCACTTCGATCAGCATTTTTATATAAGTCACACTGACCACTATGACCAATAACAATCGTTTTACATGTATCAATAATACGAGTTAATGTTTTCTTTAACTCATCTAAATACATATTCTGAGTTTCATCAATAATAATAATTTTATTATCAAAATTTACACCTCTCAAATAAAGATGAGATACACAATCAATATAACCAGTTCCTTCTTTTTGATTCTGAATAGAAACCTGATTAATCGCTTGATCTGGGTTAATATTTAACTTAAGTAATGCATCTCTAAGAGGAGTAATATACGGAGAAATTTTTTCATCAGGAGATCCAGGTAAATATCCAATCTTCATTTCTTGAGTAGGACTTACAATATAAATAATTCCATCATAACGTCCATATTTACATAAAAGATTAGCTGTTGCTACTGCAACTAAAGTTTTACCTGTACCAGCTTTTGCATCACAAAATACAATATCATAATCTTTAGACCAGATTTTATCTCTAAAATCAGTCTGTTCATTGTCAAGGGTTAATCCGTAGAAAATATGATCTTTTAAATCCTCAGGACAATCCTTTACTTTAACATCAACTTTGGGTGAGTTGTTTTTAGCCATATAGACACCCCTTTGTGTTAGATTTTTTACATCAAAATTTTTATTATTATTTTGTTGAAATATAAAAATTATAGAGAATATGGAAACCCATATTCTCTATATTAAAACTTTATCGGAGTTCTCTTATTTGGATTTGCAGTAATCTCCTGCAACATGATAGGATACTCTATAAAGTATTTATCATTTATTTGCTTCAAGGCAATATTATCAAACTTATCTTTTAATTGAGTCATGATATCATACTTATCTTTTTTTGTTAATTGCTTATACTGATGAGCAAAATCAATACAATAATAATTCTGTAAAATATCTTTTCTCATAGACTGCTTGATAACATTTAGTAGTAGATGAATATTGTCAATACTACTAGAAATCATCTTTTCATCTACTGCTTTTTGTAATGTCTTATAAACAGTCTTCATACCTAATCCTTTTATACTATAAATATTTCTATATTTACTTCCAATAATAGATAATATAAAAGGAATGAAATTTGATGTCAAATTGTATGTTCCACGACATTGATAAATACTAGCAAGATATTTCATAACATTATTTTCTGTACAGATAAAAGATTTATCCCCTTTAGGAATAATAACGGAGCAATCATGATTTACATATTGTAAATCATATAAATCTCCGGTAACAATAATATTTTTTGTATCTGCTTCCAATTCCTCATTTATCATGTATGGAATCAATGAGTTTTCAACATTTTTACTTTCAATAAAATAAACACCCTGGATGTATTCGGTGATTAAATGAATGAAAGGAATTACATCTTCAATCAATTTGTACAGTAACAAATTCCCTGATGCCTCACTGAACTTATAACGAAAATACATTCTGTAATCTTTATTATATATAGTATTTTTATACTCACTATCAAAAGATGGCATATATAAAAATACCTTACTGTCAATTTTATATTTTGTAAAGAATAATCTATAATGAGCTGCTAAATTAATTACATTAGCAATAAACTCAATCTTTGCATTTTTACTAACTGTAATATGCTGAATTACTTCAGGATTACATAACTTTATTAATATAGGTTCCAGATTAATATAGATATGAACTGTATCATCAGATCTAATATTAATATCAGAATTTTTTCTCATTAAATCTAATAAAGTATTGAATCTTACTTTAAAGAGATTAAAATACATCTCCATATTGATTCACCTACTTACGTAATTTCGATAGTATACATATCGTCTTCCATCAAAGCAGCATCAATTTCATCTTTAACACAGAAGAAATTGCGTTTTCTCTTCACTGCTTTCTCTAATTCTTCTAATGATCCAAAATCATTTTCTAATAAAATATTAGTTAAACGATCTGCTTCCTCACTAGATAATGAAATACCTTTTCCAATCTTCTTTGTATTGAAATTATAATTTCTTACATCAAGAGTAGTTTTATCTCCCTTTTTCTTTTCTGATAACCAATCAAAATAGGCGAGAACTTTACACCAATCAGTTGTTCCACTCTCTTTCACAATACCCAATACATCACCAATTTCAGCAAACTGTTGAGTATCAGCAGCCATATTTTTTCACCTCCTATATTATATTAAAAAAAGAAGAGGTAGCAGAATTTATCTGCTACCTCCGTTATTCAATTAATTACGCTTCTCAAGATAATCGATCTGACGAGCATAATTGTCGCCACCGCCAGAGAAGCCACCAGCAATCTCGTTCTTAACAACAGAGATAATACAATCACGACCGCCAGGAATAATCTTAGCATCAGAGATGACAAGACTATGACGATTCGGATTAACAGCAAACATCATACCGACAGCACGGAAAATGTCAAGCTTAACATAATACTCACGATTGTCCGCCTTGCCAGACTTGATATCATTACCACAAATCGGGAACAGAATACGACGGAAATCATCAGTCAGCTTCATGTTGACCTTGCTGTCAACCTTGTTACGAAGCATGGGCGGTACATTATTCATCTGAGAAGAAATGTACTTGGAATCCTGATTCATAAACAGATAGAGAGCGACCTCAGGACGAGTCTTACCCTCGGAACGAACACGAACCTTAACCTCAGAAATACCATCAACACCCTTACGAGTGAGATACTCTTCAACAAACTCCTCAATGTTGGAGCCCTTAATAGAATAGATTACACCACTGGGTTCAATGTCAACAGCGCGGTCAAGGATGCTATACTTCTTATTAGTCTCAGTATTGTTGCTCATAATTAATTTTCCTCCATAAAATGAATTTGATAAAATGAATAAGTTGTGTGTGAGACTTATGCATTCATACTATAATAATATATACTTAAAAATTATTTTAAATATTGCATAAATCTCGATTGGTTTCATGACATTTGAAGTCAGATGAATGTTTTCATTGTGGAGGTATGTTCGACACAATAACATTCGTTAAATATATAATACTTCTCAAGGTTTGGACAAATACTATATATTGAGCTTTTAACTCCCATACCCAAGTTATGAGTATGCCTTCTGATTTCTGTTAATTATTAATTTAAAACTAAGTCGCATTATTTCAGCTTGCATATTAACTTTCTAATTATTAATTACATTTTTACCTCCTCTTATTTAAAAGTTTTATATATAAAAATTGATAATAGTGATTATTGAAAATCACTATTATCAATAATTAAACAGTTGTTTACATGAGAATTGTTTTTAATAAATTCTTAATTCCTAAAATTGTTTCTTTAGGAATATTAACAATAAACTTATCTAATTCAGCATCTTTATAATATTGCTCAAAATTAAACTTAGGATCATTCTTTTGAATATAAGATAAGTAAGTCTTAAAATCATTAATTGCAAAAGCTCTAGCCTTTACAATTTCAGGCTCTCTATTCTTATATCTTTTATCTCTTTCAATAATACTAATAAGTAAAAACATGAAAGCTACATTTTGTTTCATAGCTTCATAATTCTTATTCTTATAGTTTTCAATTAAAATACGATGAGCTTCTGCATACTCAGTCATATAAGATTTCTTAGGATTAATAGTGATTTTAATATCACCATTTTCATTAATACTAAGTCCTTCTGTTAAAGTTTCTGTATTATATTGAACTTGAACAGGATTAGCAAATCTTAAATTAATAATCTTTGCTTTGAAAAGATTATCATTATTCATTAAATAAGTAAATACAGAATCATCAACTTCAATAAGTTTAAATACACACTGTACTTCTTCAGGCTTATAAGTATTTTCTATATCTTTAAGCTTAGCAGGAATATACATTGTGTTTTTATTATAACCAACTAAAAAGTACCCATCTCTATCACGGAAATGCATATACTTAACATTATCAATATACTCAGTTTTACATAATCTGACAATATCAACTTGAGATAATTCATACGTATAATTATTACTAAGAATATAATTTAATTTATCTTTTGTAATCATAGTATACATATTTTGAAGTGTATCAATTTTCTTCTGTATATTTTCATCAGGTATATTCTGAATATCAATATTTTCAATATTAGTAATCTCCATCTTGATACTCTTATTAATAATATATAACTCATTTTCAAGTTGATTTTTTACAGATTCTAATTTTTTTCTAACACCTACCCATACTCCAGGACAATCAGCTGTATCAGGTAAGTGATTATAATCGAATTTAATTACAATAGAATTTACTTTTTCAGGCGTAGGAAAATCAATAGGATTAAAGATATTTAAATCTAAATCTCCTATATCAAGACCATCATTCTGTTTATGCATTAATGACCAATAAATTTCAGATCTGATTCTGAAATGATAATAAAAATTATTTGCAATAGTACCAAGGACTTTTCCTAAAATATCATTATATAAATTAAATTCTTTATTTAGATAAAAATGATTACATTTTACTTTTGTCATAATAGCATTTCTTATATCATTAAATACATCATAATATAAAATAGAACTAGAATCTCCGGCATACTCAATATAATGAAAATAATCATAATAAATGATATTAAATAAATCATTTATATCATGCATAAAATAAGGAAATTCTTTATCATCCATAGGATTAATGGTTTTAATAAATTCATACACAGTATACTCTGCATTAAGAATAAAAGCTTCATAAATATATTGATCTTTAGCTTTTACTAACCATTTAATAATATTATCATAATTATCTTTATATTTACCTTCTTCGTATGAAAAAGTTGCTTCTATAACAACTGATTCAGCAAGATATTTTCTATCAATATATTTATAAAAAGGATTATTTTCAGATACATTAACAGACATATCAAATTTCTTTAATCTTAAATTAATATTCTTTGCAAGTTCTCGTCTTTGATTAGGTTTAGCATATTTAAAAAATGTAATAGCACTTCTTACATGGTTTTCATCATTTAAAGGAAATTTTCTTTCTTTAGGAAGTCCAAATTCGCTATCAGGAAGATCATTTCTATGTTCCGAAGAAAGCTTTGCTTCTAATATATTCATACGAGAATCTCCTTTCATTAAATACTTATATTAGTAAAATGTTATTGATATTTAAAAATCGTATTTTTATTAGTTATAAATATATATTATATTTATATCATTACAGAATAAAAAAAACAAAATGAATCAATAGCGTATTTAGTATCAAAGAACCTCAATGAATCATGAGGATTTATAGTATCACGAAGGGAAAAAATGAATCAAAAAAATCTGTAATGAAATATTTTTAGAAAGGATGTAAATAATATAAGATCTTAATATCTCAAAAGAATCAGCACTCTTGATAGTATCAAACTGTATAATGAATCGTATTTTTAGATAGTATCAACATACACCAATGAGAATCAATGTATTACATAGAATCATAATGCTTGAATGAATCAGGGATTCTTATAGTATCACTATGCCGCAATGAATCATATTATTAAAAAAGAAAGGATTAGTATCATGTCCGAAATCATCGAGAATGAAGTTCAGAATCTGGAAACTCAGGAGGAAACTCAGAATCACCCGAAGCGAGATAAAGCAGAAAAGGAAGCCATGATTAAATGGCTTAAGTCTTTTGATATTGACAATTTGTCAACAAAGGATATTAAGAATAATCCGATTTCAAAGTCGGATATTCGTTCTACTGTGGATTCGTATTATCAGATGCAAGATATGCGAATCATAGCGGGTAATCGTAAATCCGCTATCCTCAATTTTGCTGATGAGCAATCCTCTCCTCTTCTTCTTCAGTATATTGAAACTCGTTTTAAGAATACTGAGGAAAACATCGCAAAGTTCCTCAAGTATTATGCAGAAAATGATCCTATTGGTCAGTGGATGATGAGTATCACTGGCATCGGACCTGTTATTGCAGCAGGTCTTCTCGCATACATTGATATCAATGAATGTGAAACGGCTGGTTCTATTTGGAGCTATGCTGGTTGGGAAGGTCCTATGCGTCGTAAGATGAAGGGTGAAAAGGTTGACTGGAATCCGAAGTTCCGCACTCTGTGTTGGAAGATTGGTCAATCCTTCATCAAGATTTCTGGTAATACCTCTCCAAATAACTTCTATGGACCACTTTATGTCGCCAAGAAGGAATTCTATATTCAGAAGAATGAAGCTGGCGGATTTGCTGAGAAGGCAGCATTTGAACTTGAGAATCGTAAATTCAAACCTTCGACTAAGTCTTATCAGGCTTATATTCAGGGTAAGCTTCCTGATTCTCAAATCGTTGCTATGGCTGCACGTTTTGCAGCAAAGATGTTCCTTTCTCATCTCTTTGAGATCTGGTATGAATATGATCGTGGTGAAAAGCCGCCTAAGCCTTTCGTTGAAGCTCATCTTGATCATGTTCATATTCTTCCTGCACCGAATCGTGAAATCGTTTTCGGTAACAGAGCTTAACAAAAATAAAAAAAAGAAGGATATAGAATCCTTCTTTTTTTCTATGATCCATGAAATAAAAAAAATAAAGTGTGTATAGTATACATACCATACACACTCTACATAATAAATTAATCAGAAATAAACTTTACATATCCATTTCTAGATTGATCATGCTGCTCTTGAGTAAACTTGTACTTATTATTATAATATTTTGTAATGATATCATTAATATCATTATGAATATCTACAACAGAACGAAGTCCAAGAGCATCCACACAATTTACAACTGTAAAATTACAGTATTTAAAAATAGTTGATTTAATTTCATCAATTGCTTCTAACATCTTAATGTTTTCATGAATATCCAATTCCTTACCAGTCTTTTCAAGATTCTTAATCAAGAATTCAACAGGAGCATCAAGATAAATAACAATACTAGGAAATGGAATATTATGAATATCATGTTCAAAATGATTCAACCAATCAATATAATCAAGAATTTCATCAATGTCTACACCATTCATCCATAATTTAGCAGACATATGAATGATATTACTAGTCGTATATCTATCACAGATAAGAGGAGTAAGTCTATCATAATGTGTTCTGAACCAATTAACTCTATCCATTGTATAAAGAGTACTGATATATTTAACTTGATCCATAATAGGAAGAGGATCAAGAAAACTATTCATATTACCCTTAAGATATTGAGTAATGAAAAATCCTGTTTCACTATCATATACAGGGAATTTATTAAACTTCAAATTAGGATATGTTTCCTTAAGTAATGCAAGTTGAGTAGACTTACCAACACCATCAGCACCATCAAGAACAATAATTTCCTTGTTGTTAATATCCATTATTTTTTATTCCTCCAGTTATTTTTTTTTTATTAATCGAAGTATGTTTACGGTTATCATCCGGAATAAACTTTGGACAATCAATAATGAAATACCCATCTGTCAATTCTTTACTATTTTTAGAATTCGTAATATATCTAGGATATTTAAAGGCTGTCCATCCTTTAACAGGTGAAAATGATTTTGACCATTCACAATATCCTACAGCTCTCTTACAATCAAAACAAATATTAGTTTTATTTCGTTCAAATGATTTAGGTAAAGGTAAACAGCCACAACTAAATACCGATCCATTTAAAAGTTTTGATCTTGGAACAACTATGGTATTTCCACATGAACATTTACATTCATACATAAATCCTAAATCTGGATCTTTTTCAACACATTTTTTAATTGTCAAATTTCCGGAAATTGAATTCTTAGGAATTGGCATGGTATCTTTCATTATATAAACTCCTTTTTAATTATTCATCATAATAAATATCATCATCCTCTGATTCGTCATATTTCTCTTCTTTATCATCTTCATCATTATCTTTAAGATATTGATTATATATAGACATATATTTATTAATATTAGTCATAATGAGTTGATCAGTAATATCTGATTCAATTGCAGATTTTGCAATTTGTTTATCAACGAGAGACATATTATGATATCCTGTCAAAGTTAAATCTTCTTCTTCATCACTTTTATCTTCTTTGTCTACGACAAGTGCAACAATAGCAATTGATTTTACATGATGATATTCAGATAAAGTTTTCATAGCTTCAAGTATAAAATCTTCATAATTTTTAAGAGGCTTGTCTGAGACAAGCATATATTCTCCCATTAAACATCAAATCCTTTCTTTCTCAAATATACTTCTGTACTATCTTCTGAATACACCCATGTTTTACAATTACCAGAATTATCATTTTCTAACTCACATCCACAGCAAGTACCACAAACATGAGGAATACCATTAATAGGAATACGAATACAGTCAACAGAAAACTTATATTTTTCTGTTGACTTTTCGTTAGTATACTTAATATAATCTATAATACATTCAAGTGACTTATATAATAATGAATCTGATTGTAATATTAGACATTTTTGTTGCAATTCTTCCAATCTTTCAATGAATTTATTATTTTCATTTTCATCTTCTAAGGTATTAATGAATTCATTAAATTTATCAGGCTCATATTCATTATCAAACCAATCCATAAAATAATTTACAAGTTCTTCTTTTGATTTATTATTAAATTTTAAAATTAGATTTGATAGAGCATTACTTAACTCAACATTATTGAGTTTTTTAAATGATTCTAAATTACTTATGGTAACTTCAATTGTTCCTTTTCCTTTACATGTAAGACATCGTTCGCTCCACGCTTGTCCATAATTTGAAACTGACGTTGTTGATGTTGATGGTATTGCAACTTTATTAATAAAACCATTTCCTTTACAACAAGGACATGTAACTGTCTTTTTCATAATAAATACACCTTTCTATAATATTCGTCATTTAGTTCTTGTAAGTTATGTCTTGTATTGTGATCATTAAAAAAGTCTCTAATAATTTGATGAGTTCCTATAAACTCATCAATATTTTTCTTTTTAGTTTTTTCACTTAATAGATCAACACATTTCTTTATTAGTTCATGATCTTTAGGAGTCATATATGAAGTCATATTAATATTATCTAATGCAAATACTGTGTATCTTGCATTAGATATAGATTTATTGATTATTGATTTAATTATAGAAAGATCTTTCTCTCTAATAATAAAATCTTTGAATTCAATTAAGTATTTATCTTGATATTTAACAAGATATTTATCTATTTTTTTTTGATTATTTAAAATCTCTAAAGAGTATTCCTCTTTAGAGAATTCATTTTGTATAATAAATTGTCTCATATGTGACTTATATTCTGAAATAGCAAATACTTTATTCTTAGACAATAAAGTTAATACTAATAATTTCATATTGATCACCTCTTATAGATAAATAATATATATCTATAATTTTGATTAATTTTATAATAGACAAAAAATATATTTCAATACGACTTTAATCGTATTGAAATCAAAATATTTATATTTATAGAGATATTTCTTTATCTAGGGAAATAAGTAAAAGGTATGAAAGTATTTACCACGGAAAGTTGTCTAATTTAATTCGTAGTAATGTTGAAATTAAAGGGGAAATTGTTTTGGCAGTAGAATACAAATTTGTATATACATCAAATGGTGGCATGGCACAGCGTTCATTTACAGTACCAATGACGGAGGAAACAGTCATAGAGCTTGTGAATACACTTGAAAGTAAGCTTACAATGAGTGCGTTAG